TGAATAGCCTTGCCTCAGGTAAAGTTTGCGAAAATGACTTGCTAGATTGCGATTCAAATACTTTTATTAAACACATTGAATCTCAATTTACAGAAGAGATGAATTGGGATAACTATGCAGAAGAATGGGAGTACGACCACATTAAACCATTAGCAGCTTTTGATTTCTCTAATGAAGATGAAGTGAAAGAGGCTTTCAACTATAAAAATGTAAGACCTTTAAATAAAAAACAAAATCAATTAAAAGGTTCAACTTGGAATGGGAAAAAACAATATTACAATGAAAATTAGAAAAAAACTAAAAAACGCAGAGTTTGAATATGACGAAGAAACTAAAAAGTTTCTAATAATAGATGGTGAAGGCGACGCTGTTGTTGAATTAAATAAAGTTATGCTTTTGCATTTATGCGTTTTGTTGTACGCATGGCTCAAAGAAATTGGTTAAGAAATAAAAAATCTTCAGATAAAAATGAAGATTCTATATTTAAACCAAAAAATCAAATGGAAATATTTCAATAATAAATTATCATAATAGCATGAATCAAGAAAAAAAAATACAGAACGTTGAAGAAATAACATCAGAATTACTTTCTTCTTCTGATGTCGTATACGCTTCAGAAGAACAAGAATTTTTTTATAAATCAACTGACGACCCAGTGCCTTATGGAGAACCAGTTGGTTTAGATGTACCTATTTATAACTTTAATTATTTAAAGCATGAAGTTGATGAACATGATAATAGTCGTGATGCAAGCAAATGGAGAAGTTACGCAAGTGAAGAATATGAAGCTCTTCTTAAAGATCAATTAAGCCCTAAAGAAATAAAACTTGTTTTATTTAAAGATATTTATTGGAAGCCAAGCTATGACTGTGAAAAAGAATGATTACCCTAAATTATATGAGTATCGTATAAAATATAATGCTGGAGAAAACCACTCAGCTTTAGACAATTTTCATTACTACAATGCTGAAACAGCAGCTCAAGCCTTAGATTACCACAAGGCAATGATGCAAAAACATGGCTTTGAGAGTCAAACAATTTCTATTGAAAAAAAGAATCCTTATGCAAATCGATGGGAAGATCGAAGTGAAATTTTAAAAGAACAAATATAATTGACATGAAAATACTGAGAGAACTTGTTGGATAATAGCTATAATTTTATAAGCTCTTTTTTGTGACCGAAAAATGGCTAAAGTTGAAAATATGGAGTCTTTAATTACTTCCTACGATTTAAACAATCAGGTTAAATCCGATCAAATAATAGACTTGATGCATCAAATAAATAATGGCAGCCAAGATCAATACAGACAAGGCTTTGAAGAAGGTAAAGCTTACGCAATGATCGCCGCCATCAATAATGAAGATTTGCATAAATATGCTGATGGATATCACGCAGCAATGTCCCAAATGGAATTCAGCCAAAAAGCTAGGGATTACAATAACTCAAATGAAATATACAGCTTGTTTCTTGAAGTTTTAAATATGCTTGATGAGTCAGATCACGAATATCGAGAATTATTAAACTTTGTTGCTGAAGATGGAAATTAGTTCCGAGCAAATTATTTATTCTGAACATGGTTACGATGAATGCTTTGAATACATTAATGGAGGTAGAGTTCCTGAAGGAATTGCTGTTGGATATGAAACTGAATCCACTACCCCTCATAGAGTTTTAATTTTGTTTAACGACATTAAATATAGCGCTTATGACCATGATTATTGGGATAATTTAGATTTGGAAAATGATGTAAACCGCGTAATTTTACCATGATAGCTTTTAACAAATATTACTCAGAACAGCCTCAAGATCCTTTAAAAAAATTACAACAGCTTCTAAATAAAATTGATCTTTTTGAAGAAGATGATTTTTTAGAAGAAGCCTTCGACGAAAACACTTCAAATAATTCAAATTTATCAGAGCTTTTAGAGATTGTATATTTTCATTTATTTACTGAAAATTATTCCAACATCGACCTTTCCATAACGAAAAACAAAAATAATTCACTAGAAATAAAGATCAAAAAACTATCATGAAAAAGAGAGTAGATAACGAGAAAGATTATTCAAAAAAAATTGAGTTAATTAAGCCGCCTTTATTTAATTTTATACGCTCAAAGATTTATAATCATAGTGATGCTGAAGACATCTTGCAAAACACTCTTCTAATTTTAGTTGAAAAGCAAAATTCTTATAATTCAAATAAGAGTTTTTATAGCTGGGCTTTTACAATTTGCAAATTTCAAATTAAAAGATATTTAACAATATCTAAAAGAAATAGAGAGGATAATTGGGAATCTTTCGAATCTGTTCCTATTACTAATACGTCTAGTCCTTTTTGTGATTTAGCTCAAAAAGAATATATAAAACAAAAAGATTACGCTATATCACAAATTAAATCTAAGTTCTTGACGCCCAGAGAGTTAGAGTTCTTTTCTTTAATACAAAAAGGTAAAAATAGAGAAGAAATAATGAATTCAATGGGCATTAAAATAATTAATTATTATCAATATCGCAATAGAGTTTCAAAAAGATTTGTAGAAAATTACGTAGAAGTTTAATTGAACACAGAATTACATATTTTTAAAAGTGCTGAGTCAATTTTTGATTTAAAATATAAAAGTTTTATCAACAATCATCTGGGAGAAGTTTTAATTGGAGGAAGAGGTCTTAAAAGAGACCCCATAACTTCTTTTAATTTATATTTTAAACCAAATTATGATGTCGAAAATTTAATTTCAATACTTATTGAAATGTTAAAACAAACCCCTTTAATAGAAATAAAGTCTTTCAATAAATATGACGAACTAGAGTCTTCTTTTAAAATTTTTTATTTAAATTCAGATGAATCAATAGAAGATTTTTATTGCTTAGAAGATGCTTTTGATTTTGTTCAAGATGATTATCGTGTAGTGCAAATTTGCGAAGTGAAGACTAAAAGTTTAACTTTGTTGAACCGTTTTTGGCTAAATTAATGAGAAAAAAATTAAACAACAAGCGCAGGAAAGCTGACATTTTAAAATTGCGAGCAGAGGGGAAAAGCTTTCGTCAAATATCTAAAGAGTTAGGGTGTTCAAGAAGCTTAGTGTCTTACCATTGCGGAAATGGAAATGAAAACTTAAGATCAAGAACTCAACATAAAACAAGAAATCCTTTGTGCAAGAAAGTCTCAAATTTTAAATGTCGGTGTTCACGATCTAATTATAAAGCAATTTCTAGTAAACTTAAAACTTTTAAAAGAAAACCTTCAGTTTCTTCAGGTAACCCTTCAGATACAGTTGTAAATAACATTTCTAAAAATTACACTTGTAAAGATGTTATTGATAAATTAGGTGCAGAACCTGTTTGTTATTTGACTGGAGAAAAAATTGATTTAACAAAACCTGAAACTTATCACTTAGATCACATTATTCCATCTTCCAAAGGAGGGACTAATGATTTAGATAACCTGCAAATATGTTTGAAAGAAGCTAATTTTGCAAAAGGAGAGCTATCATTGGATGAATTTTATAAACTTTGTGAAAAAGTTTTAAATTGGCGCAAAAAGTAGATTTTTCAATAAAAACCGTTAATATAAATAATATGCAACCATTACCACAATTATCAGAAGATCAACAAAAAATTCTTCAAAATTTCGTAAAACTTGAAGAAGATTTAGTTGATTCAGAACATAAAAATGACTTCGAAATTCTAAGAGAAGCTTGGAATGTAGAAATACAAAAGCCAGGATGCACTCAATGCATTAAAAACTCTGCTCAAGCTAAATATGCAGGTTTAGCCACTTTGATTGTTGAGCATAAAGTTTCGATTGAGCAAGCTAAAGAGATTCAAGATTTAAGAGTTGAGTTAAGTAAAGAACATCAAATTATTCAACAAAAAATTAACGCCGAAATACAAACAAAAATTTCTGATATTAAAAATCAAGGAGAAACCGCTAATGCGTAAAATGAATAATTTAAAATATTTTACAGCATCTTGGTGTGGACCTTGCAGATTTTTTAAACCTACTATTGAAGAATTGATTGAAGAAGGAGAAAATATTGAAATCATTGATATTGACGAAAATCAGTCTTTATCTTCGGACTATCAAATTATGAGTGTACCCACATTAGTTTTTGAGAATAATGGATCTACATATGCTCGTTCTAGTGGAGCCATGCCAAAAGAACAAGTTAAGCAGATTTTAGCTCATAGCTCATAATCTCTTCTGCCACCTTAGCTCAGCTGGTAGAGCAGTTGATTTGTAATCATCAGGTCGTCGGTTCGATCCCGACAGGTGGCTCCATACACTTCTCAGTAAAGTAAAATTGCAGGTTGTAGGTTACAAGGGGTTTTAATAAATGAAAATTAAGGATTATATAGATTATATATCATTAAAAAGAAAAGAGCTTGGAGGTCACTCAATTTGTCCCTTCGCTAAAACTTTTTTAGATAAAATAAAAATAATTGAGTCTACTAATTTTATGGCAGATGCATTTGATTGTATACAAAATAAAAATCATCCAATGCTGTATTTAATTTATGGTGACTCAAAACAATTTGATAAAAAATGGCTAGAAGAATTTTGCAATGATCACCAGCAGTTTGCAAAAATAAATGACCTGTGGTTAATATGGGATCATCCCGATCAAATAAATAAAATAAATGGCGTAGAGACAAATAATAAAGAATATGCTATATTGTTAATACAAGGGTTAAGCGAGTTAAATAAATACTCAAAAAGATTACATAAAACAAATTATTATGAATTTTGGGATAAAGATTATTATAATAAAATAGTTAAGAGTCGAGGTGAAATAGATGGTTTTGAAAAATATAAAAATTTATCTGATGATTGTTTTGAAGAAATGTTGATTCATAAATTATCTAAAAATAAAGATTAAAGTGTAATTAATTACATTAATAATCATGATCCCTAGTCGAAAAACCCATTGTCAAAAAACCACTAAAACACCAGAAGAGACGGTGGATTTTTCTAGTCTTGAATCGTCAAGCTTAAAAGAAAACTCTGTTAAAAAAGATATTTGTTATATAAAATTAACTAAATGTGGGTCTACTTCAATCAATCGTTGGTTGCAAACAATAGGTAAAAGTTTTTATTTCATTCGTCATAGACCAAGTAGACACTTATCAAATATAGAAGTTCTTGAAAAATCTGATTTCATCTTTTCTGTTGCTCGAAACCCTTATTCAAGAGCCGTATCTTCATGGGCTTTCTTAGAGGGTGGAAGAAGAGGTAAAGAAGATAGACCTCGTTTATCGTTTAAAGAATTTATGGAAAATGATATATATATCACTCATTTTCGAAATGTTCATACCAAAAGTCAATATGAACTTCTAAAACCCTTTTTGCATTTTAATAATTTTCATTTAGGAAAATTAGAAGAAATTGACATTACTCTTTCTTTAATTTGCGAAAAATTTAACCTAAATAAAAGTGATTTTAGTTTTCCACAAATAAGATCAAGCAAGCATGATGATTATAAAAGTTATTATAATGATGAAATTCAAGAGTTAGTTTATAATAAATTTAAAAAAGATTTTCTTTTTTTTGGTTACTCTGAAAATCTTTAACTAGCTCCCAGCGATTATCGTAATTTAATCGAAAAGAACCTTTGCACTTTTCTCCCCAAGAACACTCATTTGGAGCAAATAAACTCATAAAATATTTCCCATTATCTTTTTTATATAAATGATATATTTGCCCAATAACAGGTTTCATTCTCATTTCTGCATTAAATATTATTTCGTTCCATTTAACATCTTCAGCTAATTGCTCAAGTTCTTTTTTTAATTTATTAAATCTTTCTTCGTAGTGTTTGTTTGCAGAATGTACCGCACCAACTTTCCATCCACCAAGACTATGATCGGGTTTAATTACGGGAGCAGATAAGTTGCTTCCATAAGGTAAAGCATAAGCATTTGGCACATAACTATCGGGTAAATCTTTATCCATTTTTTTCTAATTTAGTTAATATTTTTTTTAAAACATCAATTCTCGCCTCTTGTTCAGAAATTGCTCTACCCCACTTGCTTAAAGGTAACATCGGCATATATGATTCCTTGGAATTGTATTCGCAAATTTTTTCATTCTCTAAAAAAGAAATTTCTTCTTTTATTAAATTTATAAAATCTTTTTTGCTCATTACATAATAACATTCCACTCTTCTTCTTTGTCAACCCAATCTTTAAATTTTTCAAATCCACCTCTTGCAGACCAATCTGAATCAATGGTTAATTTTGAAGATATTCCACCTCTTGGATTAAAAACCATAACCAATCTTAATCGTTCGGGTTCATAAACTTCTATTAGATGTTCGTAAAATATATTAATTAATCTTTCGTAAGAAACAACTATATCTCTTAAATGAAAGACATATTGCTTGAGGCTTTTTAGCTCTATAATTTTATCTTTTGGATAAAAACTGAGGTAAGCATTTGCAAAATCGGGTTGCTCTTTAACTCCAAGAAAAGTAAATTCGGGAACTTTTACTTTTATTTCGTATGCACCTTTGCTTGGATTAGGCAGAGATTTTAATATTTCTTTATTTATTTGATCGTATTTTTTCATATTTACCAATTTTTAATAATATTTCCTATAATAAATAAACAAGTCGTCATATTTAAAACGACTATAATTGTTCTTAGGATTAAACTAAATCTAGCTTCCTTCAATGAAAGAATAGGTATGTCGGGCTGATCTTCATCCGTTTTACCGACTCGATGATCTAATGTTCTAGCCCAAATTAACCAAAGTTTTTTCATTTAAAAAAAAGATTATCATCATGTTTTTTAATACTATCTAAATCGCTTACTTTTTCAACATTAGAATCTCGTTCGCATAAAAATTTATAACGCTCAATATCGTCTGACCACTCTTCTCCTGTCCAAAATTCAAACCCTGCGTAATCTGCTTTGTATATACATGATTTTTCGTAGCCAAAGCCGAGATACATATAATCTTTACCGCTTTCGATACAATAATCAATTTCTGCAAGATTAGCATATTTACCAAGGTATAGTTTTGGCTCTTCATAATCCCATGCGAATTGAGTTGAAAAAACGCTATTTGAACCAACATCCCGCATAAATGTAAATGCGATTGGTTTTTCATTTAAATAATAAATTAAAAAATATTTACGATGGGATTCTGATAAAATTAAAGGAGCTAAATCCCATTTTTTAAACCCTCTATATTCAAAATATTTATCAAAAATTTCGTTTAATATATTTATATTAATTTCTTTTGCATTTAAACACTTTGTGGTAATGTTTTTGCATTTCTTGCGAGCTTTTCTAGTGCTTCTAGTGTCGGAAAATTTTTTAAGATTAATTCTTGTTTGTCTCGCTTGATACCAATGTGATTTTAATATGTTTCCGAGAGAATCTTTTTTTATTAAATAATCGTCGGGTAACCAACCCTCTTTTAAAGCAATATCTTCCTCAACCAAGGGAACTTCTGCCATACAATCAAAAAACATATAATCATACTCTGTAATTGCTCCCGAATAGTGTTTAAAATATATTCTCATGCCATACCTTCGTCAAACATTCTCCACCCTCTTGTGTTTTCAGTAGCTCGATCAAGAAATTTACAACCTAAAGATAAAGGATTGAACTTATTTAATTCTTTTGTTATAATTGTCTGATCAAAATCTTTACAACTATAAACATCTAATTGGATAAAATTTGGATTAGTTTTTTCCCAAGAATGTAAGGCTATGTGACTTGTAGTGATTAAACAAAATGCACTAATTCCTTCATTATATTTTTCGTCGCAACGAACTGCTTTTGCAGGAGACAGAAGCTCCATGTTTATTAAATCTACAATATTATGAATCCAATTTTCTGTGAATTTAATTTCCGTAAAAGGAGTTTTTTCAAAAGTTGCATTAACTAAAAGTTGTTTGTGTTCCACATAAATATGTTACACTATTTCAGCTTCCAATGTTTAATATCTTTAACAAAATCTTTAATTTTTACCATTGAAATAATATCTTTTCTATGTTTTCTTTGGTAAAGTCTGTACAAAGCATCTTTAGAATTATGAACTAATTTTTTATTAGTTATTTTTTTTCTAAGCCAAGTTAACAAATCTTCTCTACGAACAACAATATAACATTTTTTTTGTTCAAAAGCTATAAAATCAGCTTTCCCTTTCAACCATCCAATGTTTCCTCGTACATTTTGAATTTCAAGCCAAGCAATATCGTAATTATATTCTTGATCTGAGCGTGATATTTTTTTTGCTCCCTTAACATCAATTAAAGAATTATTGACTCGAAAATCCCAATGTTCGTAAATGTCTTGATCCTTACTTGATTTAGTAATAGTAAAATTATTTTTAACGCAAAGTTTATGAAATCTTTCTTCACTTTGATTCATTAATTGTAGCTAATTCTTTTTTTGAAAAAGGTCTAAGCCAACCTTGTCCACTATGGATTTCTGCTGTATCTTCGGGTTGTTTATATTCAATATTTAATGAATACGCTAAATCTCTAATTTGCTTAGGTGTGAGTTTAAGTTTTTTTCCGTTCAGCCACACGGCATAAGGAATACTTCCGTTAATATTTAAAGGGTGAGGAATTGGATTAATTTGAATTTGAAAAACTTCTTCAATATTTGGGGTAAAATTTGGAGGAGTTGTAGGTATCAAAAAATGTTTCGGCAAACTTGGGGGTGGAGGAATAGGTAGATTTATTTCTTCTTTTAATTTAGAAGATTTGCATCCAATCACAAATAAAAGCAGTAACCAATTAAGTTTCATAAAATTGCATTAACATTTTAAGCTGATTTTGTACATCTTTTATCTCTCTTTTTATGCTTTTTGTATAATCTTTTTTTTTGTTAACTTGTTGTAACAACCTCGTTGATAACTCATTTAACTCTTCAGCACATTTCAAGAGAACTTTATCATGTTCGCTTATAACGCTTTGCATAGCTCTAAACCTTTACCTGTGATTTTTCTTTTACCATCTATTTCAATGAGATTTTTATTCAACAAATATAATTCATGATCTCTTTGAAGAGCGGTTTTACTCATCCCAATTTTTGCCGCAAGCCCTGTGAGTGTAGCTGATCCACAATTGTTTAAAGCTTGTAGAATTTGTTTCTCTGTGTATGTGATACCATAAGGCAAGATACCTACTTGGTCACATAAATCAGCAAATTGTTGCAAACCAAAAATATAATTATCTTTTGATCCACAATATAATTCTATTTCTTTGGCTCGTTTTACCGCACTACGAGCGTTTCCTCTAATTGTACTAGCAATTTCTTCTTCGACATTGTTTATAAATTTAACTTCGGGAGCACATAATTTCAATATGTTTGATAAATCTTTTGTGCTATAAGGTTCAAAGTCAACTACTGTCAATCTATCCTTTAAGGGTGGAAAAATTTTATCTGTCTCCGTAGTTGCAAACAAAAATGTTTGTTTTTTAAAATTGAACTCGAAAGTCATTTCGTTCCACTCAAAGGTTTTTCTAGTATTTGCTTCGGCATTAAAAATTGTAAGAAATGCCATTGTTAAATCTTGGGGAAGGGCATGGCATTCGTCAAATAAGATAGTTATTTCATTATCTGCTATAAGGGGGAGAAATATTTGTTCAAAAAATTGCTCATTATTTTTAATCGTAGAGCAGTTTAATTCAATAAATGATCTTCTATCTCCATCTCTGTTGGATAAATTTCTAGCAAATGCTTTAGCAAACTCAGTCTTACCCAAGCCTTTTGCTCCCGACATTAATAAAAATGGACATTGCGAAGTTTTGTCAAAAGCATCTAAATAAAAAGATAACTTTTTCTTTACAGCGTTTTGCCCAACTAATCCTTTAAAATAATTACTCATCATCAAATTTGGTTAAGGTGTACTCTATTTTAGACTCAATATTATCATTCGTTTCTTCGGAAATGTCAAGGGATAAATCTTGCGATTCAGTTCCCATAAGCATCTCCAACCACTTTTTAGAAACAGGAACTTTGGTTTTTTTTCCAACCCAATCTCCTAGTTCTTCGTAGCTTATTTCCGTATAAGGGCTATATCCTTTTGGTCTTCCTCTTTTCATATCAATAATCTTATAAAAAATGTTTCATCGAGTCAAGATTTTTCCTGAAAAAATTTGTCCATTATATTGAAAATCTCTCAACTTTAATACAGCAGAACGATTCAATCCTTCCTTTGACCAAATAACTTCGGCATTTATTTGAGAGGCTAACTGATTCACTGCATCATCCAAGTACCTTTCTGTGATATAAACTTTTTTATTATTTAAATAATCACGAAGAGGTTTGGGGATATTGTTATTTTTTTTCGTCCAATCGCTCCAAGAAAAATGAGAAGCCATAGGTTCTAAATATAAATTTAAGTAGCGACCATTTGTCTTTTTCATGAACCAAAAAGTCTCTGCGATAGAATCGTGAATACAATTTCTCCAAACTTTTGGTCTATCGTTTTTTGGGCAAGTTAAATGAAGAAAATAATTTTTTATTTTAGCGTCATAGACTACTGCTGAATCGAATTTGTATTCTCCATCAGCAGTTTTTGTTTTTCTCAAAGAGTAATCTAAAGAAAGAATTATTTGTGTATTAAATCTGAAACCAAAACGATTATAATCAAATTTATCTCTGATAAATTCTTGGTAACTCATCCAAAACCAAAGCCCATCTCCGATCAAATCTCTTCCACATAATTGTCCCACAAAAGTATATATTTTTCTTAAAGCAATAATTGCTAAATCCCCTCTTTTTCTTTCGCGGGGATTAAGACCTTTGTGTTGACCTTTGTATTTTGACGGAAACCATGATTCACCGCCACTAACATTTAAATCTTTATCAGAGATATGTTTGTGTATGACGAGTTCCGAACCTTTGAATGAGTGATTGTTATAGACTCCTTCAACATTTAGATAAAGACCATTAGGAGTTTGTTCGGTTTCAAACCTAAGATTTATCTTTGCGTAGATAAATAAAGGGCAAAGCAGTATTATATATAATATATGTTTCACAAGAATTTGTATAAGATATTCAATTGATTAACTCCGCAGTATTTAGCAAAATAAGCACAAAATTCCGCAACTTTTTGGGGTGACCATTGTTCTTTTTGCATAATATTTCCGAGTTCGGCATATTCGCCATCGTTCCATAAATCAGTTAATGTAATGTATTTTGTTTTCATAATGAGTTTTAATAATTAATAATATGTTGACCATCATGAATCAAAAAACATAATCTGTCAAGCTTTATTGTTGACAACCTAATTAAATTTATGTAGTGTAATGATATGACACAAATACTAGGTTTAACTTGCATCAGTGAAGAGTTGAAGGATAGAGACAAGAAGAAATATTCTTTTCGTACAATGACTCGTAAAAGATTTAATGACTTGTGTAACCAAGAAAGTAGAGATGAAGCAGTCAATCAATTATCTGAAAGAGTTTTGCACAATGTTATTGTTACTCAATATATTGTCAATCATTGTCATTCCTCAAATATTAGGCATTATCGTCTTAGTTCTGCTCTTTTTCCTCTCCTTACCGATAAAACTTTGGACATCTCTTTTGAAGATTTGCCTCACAAAGCTAGAATCGAAGGAGAATTAGAACTTATTGGATTAATCGCTAAAAAGTTCGACATCTCAATAGGTTCGCATCCCGATCAATTCAATGTTCTTGCGTCTACTGACAGAGAAAAAGTTGATCGCACAATAAATGAACTAAATTTTCAAGCTAGTGTTCTTGATATGATCGGGTTGCCTCAAGATCATACTACTCCAATGAATATTCACATAAACTATACTCCAAAAACGGATGAAAGTTTAGAAATAGTTGCAACTAGATTTTTTCGCAATCTTTCTATGTGCGACAAGGGTGTTTACAAACGATTAACTATTGAGAATGAAGATAAAGGTTTTTTCAATGTAGATAATTGTATTGAATTTAGCAATTACTTGTTTGAAACATTCGGGGCAATGATCCCTGTTTGTTTTGATAATCTACATCATATGTGTAATCCATCAGAAGAATCTTCCGTAGAATGGCAAGCCGAGCGTTGTGCTTACACATGGGTTAACAATGGAAAAGGTGATAACAATTTTATTTCCCCTGTGTTTCATTGGTCAGAAGGTACTCCCGAAAAACCTCGATCTCACGCAGATTATTTTGCTCTAGGTCGATTTCCACCAAATATTGCCATTGAACCCGATAAACCTGTTAAGTGGGAATGTGAAGTAAAACAAAAAGATAAAGCTATCAAATTACTTCAAGAGCAAATGTCATGAAAAAAAATATTAAAAAATTATCCATTGGAGATTACATAAAAGAGAAATCTTTTAAATTTAAAAGGCGAGTTGGTTTAGTTACTACTATTCTTGATGATAATCAAGATAACCCAACAATAGAATGTATTTTAGTTAATTCAAAAACATTATTGCCGATTGAAAATTTTCATGGAAAACATAAAATATTTAAAATAAAAAGAAATAACATCAAATATCATGTGCCTCGTCACGAATTATTTGAAAAAAAATCTTTTGAAATTGGGGGTTATATTTACTTTAAAGGGAAAACTCGTTTCAAATATGGCAGAATAATTTGCTATCTTAATCAAGAAGAAGGTTTGTACCCAAAATCTTATGATCTCCACAAACATAATGGTAAAGATTTATTGGAGTGCGTTGAAATTAACCCAAATAATTTAAAAAGAATATTAGACGAAGAAAATCATCCTCGTATTTTTATTGCCGATCCTTCTAAAGCTAAAATAGTCCTTCCTTTGGATAAAGATGAGCATGGCAATTCAATAATACCAAGAAAACTTGATATATGATTAATTATTTAATTAATATTCTATTAATTTTAGCAATCGTAGCATTTAGTTGTTTATTAATGCTTGACTCTTGATATTATTTATGCAACATTATTGGCATGGCAAAAAAACAAAAGGTCAGAAAAGCTCCCAAATACCGCTTGCGTAAACTTAGCTTTGGGGAAGATAAAAAAAAGTATTTTCCACGACCATACCAACGAAAATCATTGGATGAAATCATGCATGGATTCATGGTTAATAAAGTTGATCGAGGTCAAGCGATTTTACCTTGTGGTGCAGGAAAAACAGCTATAGCTCTTTGGGCAATCGAAGCTCTTCAATCAAAGTCTACATTAATGCTTTGCCCTAGTTTGTTTTTGGTTAATCAAATTTATAAATTCTTTGCTAAAAATTTGCCTAAAAACATTCAAGTTTTATGTGTTTGTTCCTCAAAGGATGATTTAGGCAATGGTACTGACCAATGGAATCCTAAAGAATTTATTGATGATTTAAATCCTACAACAGACCCAAAAGAAATAGCTGATTTCATAAAGTCTCCAAAGCAAGGTATGGAAAAAAGAAGAGGTAAATCGGGCTATATGTCTCGTCATCAAAAATTTATTATTATTTCCACTTACCAAAGTTCGCCTCGTATAACAGAATCGTTTAGTTATTTAGGTAAAAACTTTCAATTTAATTTAGCTATTTGCGATGAAGCACATAGAACAGCGGGAAAAATAGATAAGCAAGCGACTGATATCCACTTTGACGCTAAAATTAGATGTCAACGCAGATTATACATGACTGCCACTCCTAAAGTTAGTCGATCCTCTGATCAAGATTGTGCTTCTATGAGTGATGCCTCTGTTTATGGGAAAGAATTAACCTATATGTCATTCAATGATGGCATCGAGAGTGGGTTTCTCTCCGATTTTCAAGTGCAAATTTGCGGTCATGAGCAAGCTGATATTTTATTAGATCAGCAAGATGAGCAAAGTGCAAAAATTAAAATAGCTGAACAATTTCTTGGTCGCAACAATTGCTCCCATGTTGTAGTTTTTTGCCAAAATATTGAGAGAGCTAAATTTTTTGCAGATAATATTAAGCTAGAAGGTTTTGAAATTTTTCACATCAATGGGGATATGCCAAATAAAACCGAAATCCTACAACGATTTAGTGCTTCACCAAAAGCTCTCATTACTAATGCTAGATGCTTAACTGAAGGAGTTGATATTCCGAACATTGATTGCGTTATATTTAATGACCCAAAACAATCAGTTGTTGACATAGTTCAAGGTATTGGTAGAGCTTTGAGGGGTGGAGATAAGGTCAGTCAAGTTATGATTCCTCTTTTGCAATCTGATAATGAATTGATAGATGATCTAGTTGTTGCAAAACATTATAAATCAATTTTAAATGTTGTTCGTGCAATCATGAGTCATGATCAACGAATTGCAGAAAATATCAATGCTTATGTTCATGCTAATGACGCAGAAGCTTTAGACAGGCTTCGTGCAACCATTGTTTTTCAAAACTTACCACAACTTTTGGAAGATGGTTTAATTGCCCATACTCTCAAAAGATCAAGTCCTTTTTTGCCATTAGGTCAAGCATTAAATTTTACACATAGCTTGGGTTTTTTATCAAGCGAAACATGGGAAGACTATGCTTATTCTCGCAAGCCTTTCCCCAATTTACCCGAAAAACCTAGCAATATTCCTGCTAGTCCTGATGCTTATTATAAAAGAACAGGCGAATGGATATCTTGGGGGCATTTTTTAGGCTATCGAAATAAATACCAAAAGTGGATGTCTTATGATGAGGCGAAAAAGTTCGTGCATTCTTTAAAACTTAAAAGCCAACAAGAATGGAGAAATTATATTAAAGGGCAAATTTTAAATCTTCCTGCTAAACCCGAAGACATTCCTAATGCACCCGAACAAACTTACGGAAAAAAAGGTGATTGGGTTAATTGGGGTGACTTTTTAGGGTATAAAAACCTTCACCAAAATTGGTTATCGTATGAAGATGCAAAGAAATTCCTACGCCCTTTAGGTTTAAACTCTAGCGATTACAAAAAATGGGCGAAAGGCGAAATGCCACACTTACCTGCGAAACCAGACGATATTCCGTACGATCCAACCAATGTTTACAAAAGAACAGGTGATTGGATTGATTTTGGTGACTTTTTAGGATATGATCTATGCCGTCAAGATTGGTTGGAATTACATGAATGTCCTGTATTTGTACATCCTTTAGGCTTAAAAAGCTATAAGGAATGGAAAGATTATTGTAATGGACTCATGCCTCATCTACCAAAGAAGCATAAGCGTATAGGAAAAGCTCCTCATTTAATTTATAAAAATGATTGGAAAGAGTTTGGGGGATGGAAAGCTTTTTTAGGATATAAATAGAGCTTGACTCTTAATTAATAATTTATTAAGGTGTTGGTATGGTACAAATAATAGATGGTAATCTTCTTGATTTCCCTAATGAAATAGATTTTATCGCTCACTCTTGCAATACTCATAATGTTATGGGTGCAGGAGTTGCTCGACAAATAAAAGATCGCTACCCTAAAGCTTATGAAGCTGATTGTTATGCAATGTACGAAGGGGCTAATATTTTAGGGGATTATAGTTTTTCAGTAACAGATGCTACTCAAAATAAAGGTATTTATAATATGTATACCCAATCTAAAATTGGAGACAAAAGATCAGTTAATTACGAAGCATTTTATGTAGCATTAAATAAAGTGGCGGGTCATATTGAATGGCAATCCAAGCATGAAGGGGTAGAAAAGATTTTGGGCTTGCCTTGGATGATTTCTTGTGGACTTGCAGGGGGGAGTTGGAATGTAATTTTTTCAATGATAAATGATATTTTGATTGACAGAAAGTTTAAAACCTATATTGTTAAATACGATGAATAAATTAGAAGAAGCAATGGGCAGAATGAATCATATCGAGCAAGATATAGAAGCAATGATATATGCAATCGGAGATTCTGCTCGCAAATATACAGAAGATGAATTATTAAATATGTTAATTGGAATGAATCAGTTACATAAAACTCGTTATCAAATGATGTGGCAAGAGTACGAAAATTTTACTAAAAAAAGTGTTGCCAATTTTGATTTCCACAATTATGATGGCAAAACAAAAACAACAAATCCTCTTGATGAATACATCATAGATGGAGACGATGGAGAATAGAACAATGATTGAATTAGAAAAACCTTGGCAAGCACCTAAAGAAGTTGCGTTAGCAATAACTGATTTAGCGTTAACTCATATCAAAAAAGTTGAAGCTAATCCCGAAGTAGAAACTGAAGGAGATAATTTTGATTATTGGAATAGCTATGAGCTAGAAGATGGTACTTATATAGATTACAATATCTATTGTGGTGATGATATTGGAGAATTTACTGATGGTGGTAATTTTATATATTATGATCCTAGCGAATGGACTTGGGATGTTGCTTGCTATGCAGTTGATCCACCAAATGAAGATAATCCTTATCATCAAATAGATACAGATAGAACACAATATTTATTTAGTTACAACAAAAAAGGAAATAGAGAGGTAGAATTTGAATCATGAAACATATCCACTTATACATATTATTCCCCATTTTCTTGTCAAGCGTCCAAGGAGAAAAAGGTTCAATTTGGGATTTCTCTAAATTTAACAATAGTGTTAGAGTTATTGATGTAAATAAAACTTCAAATAAACAACAAAGTTTTACAGAAACTAGGCAATGGGTTATTCATCTTGAGAAAAAAAAAGAGCAAGAATTTTCAAAATATAAAGAAGTGTTTCAGAAAAACAAAAAACAATGCAAGTGCAGAGAATGTTTTGAAAAAGCAAAAGCTAAAGACTCAAAGCTTAGATATGTTGACTATCTTCATCAACTTCATAAAAACAAATAAAATAGAAAAAACCATTCTAAATATTATTATATAAATAATGAAATATTTATTTTTGTTATGTTTGTTTATAGCGGGGTGCGGTCAAAAAAAACCTATGCCAACATTGCATAATTACCCAATGCTTGACCCACATAACTGCCCTTTACCAACAGATGATTATGACAATCCTATTTTAAAAGCACAAGCTAAAACATTAAATATGCGTTATGTGGATTACCTTCATTTCGTGAATAACAAAAAAAATGAAGAAGTATTGGTCTTGGGCGAGTGAACGATTGGTTGGCTTTTTTACTTATAATGATTATCTTGTCATTGAGCTTTTGGTTATTTTTTTCTTGACGGCTGTTATATTATTTGCTAATGTTTGAGTTATGAGCGGAGAAGGATTATCAGTAAGTTTTAGAAGAACGCAAATGACTACAAAGTCTAATCAAGAACTCCTTGCGGAATTTCAAAAGATTATCTATGCGAGTCCTGTCACTAGACACATGAAATGGTATGGCAAAGATCATAGCGTTGACATACTAGAGCATGGTGACGATAATCGCCAAAAATGGGAGCAAGAATATGTTGCAATCAAAGATACTTTTCAATTTGAGATTAGTGTTTGCGAGTCTTGGTATAAAGATGCCGATTTATATGAGTCACATGAAAGAGAAGATAGTTTTGTTTCTCTTGCTAGAAGGTTTGCAAACGACAATGCTCTTATGTATTTTCCAAATGGTTTCCCTGCTGAATGGATAGAGACAGAAACTGCTGATGGAGAAAGGTGTTGGAATCATTATAAAGTAAAACCCAATGATAAAAACATTGACAAGATATGCGATCTATGGTATCGTTATGGAATAATGAACTTACAAGCATTTGATAAAGAAGTCGAATCTCAACTTTGGGTTGAAGCTAGAGATAACATAAAAGAATTAATGGAGTTAAATTATGAAAATACAAAGTTGGCTAACAATTAGACAAGAAGACGATACAGATGATTGGTCTGCACCCATTATGTGGTTAGACGATATGTCCGAAGATGACCTTTTTCCATCTGATGATTTAAATATTGATTGGGTAGAAGAAATGGACAAAGAAGGAGCACCAATTTTGGAAGATGACCATCTTGGCAGAGATATTTGCATTGAAGTCACTTGCCCATCGAAAAAACTTGACAAGCGTAGGGCGGTAGGTTACAATATAGACTTTGATTGGAACTAATTATGAAAATATCAATTACAACAGATAAAAAAGTATTTAGTGTTGAAGATGAATATGGATTTGATTGCTCAACTATTCAGGATGCAGTGGAAATGTTCAAAGGCTTACTTGTATGTGCAGGATTTCATCCTAGTAATGTAGATGATGCTTTTAATACCGAGTACACATGGTTTACAGAAGAAGAGAGAAACGAAAATATGCAAGGACATACAAAAGAAGAAGTCCAAAATTGGCAAAACAATTTGTTTAAACAAGACGATAAAGACAATGATTATGTTTTTTAATTATGAATCCGTTTGATGAATTTAGAAGTTTAATAAATAAAATATTTATTTTAATTATATTGATTACGATATTTTTATTTCTATTTTCTTGCAAAACTAATGCGTCAATGTACAATATTTATTTAGAGCATCAACCAAATGAACCACTTTATAGCACATCATCTCTTGAAGATGCTAAAGACTATTATAGGTATTTTAAACCATTTCATTCTGATATGTATATCACAACAATTGAAGAAAATAATAATTTAGTAATTTTAAAATATGACTGAAAAACAAGAAGAGCAAATGCTAGAACTTTCTGCTGAATTATGTGATTTACTAAAAAACAATTTAACAATAGCAACAATAGAGCAAAAACATAAATTTGAAGAAATGCTAGATTCAGCCTCTTTCTTTTTTGACAATTCATCTTACGATAGGTCAATTGATGAGATGAAATCTTTAATTAAACAATTAAAAACACATAAAAATGATACAGATAGAGGATGCAAATAACGAAAGTTACCACATTAACCCACAAAATGTTGTCTATGTAAAAGCTAGAATTGACCCTATGAAAAGAGAAAAGTGGTGGAAAATTACTTTTGTTAATGGAGAGCAATTGCACACTAAAAATGAAGAAGGTGTTCGGTCTATTATAAACGCAATAAAAGTAAAATTTAGAGCGTAATGGATTTTTTGCTTGCTATGGTAGTGGGTGTTGTGCTATTATATATATCAATTAATAATTTATGGAATCACAATGATTGAAAAAGAAATAATTTTAAAAGAAACTGCCGATGGCGATTTATTTTTTACTATACCCGATGATGTTCTTGAAAGATTAGGGTGGAAAGAAGGAGACGATCTAAAGTTTGAAGAAAGAAATGCTTCGGTTTTAATTCGTAAAGTAAAATATGAAAGTGTTGAGTTGGAATTTGATGACGAAGAATTACTCAAATACATGAAGTTTGCACATGAAAAAGGGATCACATTTAACGAACTTTGTGAAGAAGCAGTTAAAGTTAAATTAAATGAGGTTGATTCTAAGTAAAATATTATATTATGTCGGAGATTTAATTAGTAAATTGTTTTATTATAATTTTTTTTGCAGAAGAGCGAGAGTTTTATACCCAATTTATAGTAAAATAATGATTTTAAGTTCTGATCTCGACAAAGATGGAAGAACATGGAAAAGAATTAAGAAAAGAAAATTAAATGAATAATCTTTTTCCAAATAATAAAGAACCCGAAATACCGCCCGACACTTGTCCGTATATAAATTTTATTCAAGAAGTTTTAGATCAAATTAAAGATAAAAATAAATCTCAAACATTAAATTCTCAAATACAATTGATAAATGATACTCTTGAATATGTTAGAGACGCTAATTCTGCTTTAAGAGATTGTGGAAAATATTGGAAAAGAAAATATGATAGCAAAGGAAAAAGAAAATGAACGAACAAATGATAGAAGAAATTAATTATCGTAAAGGTTATGATAAAGGATGGGCAGATGCACAAGAATATCTTGTTAAAAAATTTGAAAAAATATTATCAAAAAATTCGCATCAATCTTACGACAAGGGTTATCAAGATGGAGCAAATCAAAAAGATAATAAACCTTGCGTGTGTGGATTTTGGGGGGATAAAAAATGACAGAAGAAAAACAAGAATATATTATAATTGATTGGAATCGCCCACATGGTCACGAAAGAGTACCAACAAATAAAAAAATTCTCTTGACAAAAGATGAGGCTTATGATTTAAATAAGTTACTTACATTAAATGGAGAAAATAAAAGATATATAAAATTGTGAAACCAATACACAACACTAGAAACTGCAATTACAGAAGGTTCTTGTACAAAAAATTAAAACACGGCAAAATAAGTGGCAAGTTTTATAAGTTTCTTTATAGAAACTTTCCCTATCGAGTTACCGCAAGAGAAGTGCAAGTTTGTGTTCAAAAAGTTCTTTACGCTGACATGAACGAAGACAAAGCTATCGCTATTTTACAAAAACAAAGCAATGAACTCAGAAGACAAAGAGAAATGGCAAAATCAAATTGGGAGTGCAGAAAAAAAATTGAAAAATAACATGAAACAAATTATACTTGAAACTTTAAAAGAAATTGCTTGTAGCAATACAGGTACTTGCCAAATAAACTTACAATCAGAATCTGCACAAGAAATGATTGCGAATAAATTGCTTGACAAGTTAGAGCCTTTTGTGCAAAATCAGACTATGCAAATAGTAGAAGATATTGTTTTATCAAATGGCGATTATGTAGGAGAAGCCCATGAATAACGAACAAATACAAAGTGTTGTTGAAGCAAATAAATTAATTCTTGAAGATATTCTTTCTAATGATAGTTTTCAAGTTGAAGATTTACTTAGAATATCAAAAAATATGGAAGATTTAATTGAAAATCTCCACTTTTGGCTTGAGCAAGATAATTCTGAAAGATTTTTTTACGAACTAAAAAATTATATGAATTGGTTGTTAGATAACTTTTCCTAACATGGCTTGCAAAGATAAAAATTGCGTCTGCAACGACAACAAAAAGAAAAACATGGATACTTTAGATAAAATTAGAAAAATTCGATCTGAACGAGTCGAACAATTAAAGGAAACGATTGCCGAATACAATCCCGAAGCATTATTCGCTGATGGTCACGATCATGCTATCATGGGCTATTCTAGTGACGGCAGGGTTGTTTACTCTGCCGACCAAATAATTGGTGGACTAATGAACGAAGGCATGACAAATGAAGAGGCAATAGAGTATTTTCATTTTAATATTGAGGGTGCTTATGTCGGTGAATTTACTCCAATTTATATGTACGAGGAATAATCAATGTGGAATTATAGAATAATTAAAGACGAAAATAATTATGGTCTTTACGAAGTTATGTATAATGACGATGGAGAAATATTCGCTCATAGCGAAAAACCCGAAATTGTTGGCGAAAACCCAAAAGATTTACTTGATACTTTAGAATTAATGATTCACGATGTAAATAAACACATTATTGATGGTAAAGAAATATTAGAAATAGATAAAATAAAATTCGCAAAACCATGCGAAGATTATGATAAAAGTGAAGCTATAACTTATGAAGAGTTAAAAAAAATGCTTGACAAGTTAGAATAGCTATAATAGTATTTTAGTTATGACAAAAAAAACATACGAAGTAGAAATTGCGAGTACAACATATCGTACTTTTCAAGTAGAAGCAGATTCACCCGAAAAGGCTCAAGACATTGCATTTGATGAAATGTATGAAGATTATGAGATAAGTAAGACATGGAAGCAAAATGCTGAAGTTAGTTTTATAGAAGAGCAAGAAAAACCTAAAGATGATTCGGAGCTTGACAAACTAAACCAAGACTTATAAGGTAAAGACATGAATAAACACGAAGAAGCACAAAAAATAGATAGTTTGTTTGAAGTTGAAAGTGGATTAGACACTCGCCTTTTTGAGTTGGCGGGTTATCCTCTCATTGAAGACCTTGTAGAAAAAATGTTTCAATTAAAAGAAGAGATGAACAAGAGACTTAATGACAGAGCAAAACTTTTAGGTATAGGTGGAGAGTTTGGTGTTGTTCCACCCGATACATCTCATTTAAATAATGATGATTTTGGTGCATTTATTAGAGGTGAAATAACGCAAGAGCAAGTGGAAGCAAAAAGATGAAAATAATTCGCACAATAATTAATTGGTTTCACCGCAAACGAAATATGCGTTCATCTAAAAAACAAATGGATAAAATAATGAGTGAAGTTAATGCTGACTTTATGGATTATGATGGCATGGGGAACTATGGAAGATTTCCTCCCGAAAAATAAACGCTTGACAATAATAAATAAAAGATATAAGGTATAGACATGAAAGAAATTATAGGAGACGATCACCCAACTTACGAAGAATCCGTCAATATGACTCTTGCAGAAAAACAAAAGGCTGAGGCTTTGACTTATCTCACAGAAGTAGAGAGCGAAATCAATAAGCAAAACATTGAAAGATTAATGAAAGAAAATCTTGAGCTTAGACATCGCTTGTCATGTATTGCTGATGATATTGAAATTATTGATAGGCACATTAAAAATAATTGCAATAAAAGATTTAAAAGACCAAGCTTGAATAAAGATGGTAGCACCTATGCAGATGAAGCATGGCACAATGTTACAAATATAGAAATTGCTTGTGATTTAAATGATGACGAGCCATTATATTGGGGAAGTAAAATCAAAGGAGAACTCACTCAAGACCAAATCATGGAAATGGAACAACAAATACGATGAATATCGACTATACATTATTAGAAAAACAAAGAGATCACTTATTATCTATTTTATGGCATGACTTTAAACCCGCTGAAGAAAAAGAAGGTCAACCTGTTCCATTAGACAGAGAGTTAGGTTGGGGAATTGTACATTTACTAGATGATTTATTAGATCAAAATTATTACAAAGAAAAAAATGGATAATAAAAAAAGAGAATATTGCGTTGGAATTAAAATAATCAACGCTTTTTATGTTGAAGCAGAAAGTCGAGATGAAGCAGAGCAAATAGTCAGAGAGTATGATCCATACAAAACTCTTGACGATTGTGATTTTAGTATTGAATATGCTGATCCTACAAATGGAGAAATCGCATGGAAAATAAAAGCGGATGAAGTGGATTGGAAAAAACTTCGCGATGAAGATGATAATTGGCTTGACAAACGCATTGACGATCTCTATGGTGATGATCCTACTTATAACACATAATGAATAATAAAGAATTAAAAACAGAAATTCGTAAATTAGAAATTGAATTAGATTATATTGAAGCTAAAGAACCTCATAATATAAAATATATAATGGAATTAGAAAGAAATATAGATAATTTATATAAACAATTAGAGGAATCAGAAAATGAAACTAACTAAATATCAGAAAGCTAGATTATTAGAGCATGAGTGGGATGTTATCTCCAATGATCAAGGAAATTGTGCTTGGGTAAGTATTGCTCCCGAAGATGGATCAATCTTTGGTGAGATTGTAGAAACTTTAGGTTTGACAGGGGAAGGTAAAGATGTTAAGTTATTGGTCGTAGCAACTAATGAAGGAGATTAAAATATGAGAACAACAAAACAAAAATTAAGAAAAGATGATGAAGAACCATCAATTGATGATATGCGTGAAGACATTGCAGAAAGAGAAGCAATGAATATGAGTGTGTCTGACATAATGGATTTATTACTTGATGGTTGCGTTGGCTTAAATGAAATGCCAAGCATTGAAATAAAAGATGAATGGAATCAAATTTTTAACAAATAAATTATGAAATTAGAAAAAGCAATGCAATTAGTTTTAAACGAAGCAGAAACTTCTGCTCTTGGAGAATCCTCTTCAGCGGGAGAGAAGGTGCTAGAAGCAGTTGAACTTCTTCAAGCCTTTTACGATGAGCATGGTCATCACTTTGCAAATTTTTCTGTTGACATGGCAGAAGAAGTTTAGTAAAGTACAATCATTAATCATAAACACAAGGAATAAAAATGAATCATTTCGCAAATACAAATGTCCGTTGGAAAACATGGTCGCCCGAAAATGTTATCTTCAAAAGCAATCAATTAGTAAAGAAGGTTTTGCCCTCTGAACATATTTTATCATGGAAGAGCAAAAGTGATCGTGATCAAAAAATGTGCGAGAAAACAGGTTGCAAAGCAACTCAAACAAATCAATTTGGTGGGCAACCATATACATATTATACCAAAGAAAACTACAAAGGAATTATGGTTCAATTAACCGATGTTAAATCAGATTTTCCATCTGCTAATATTGACTTTATTGATTGGACAGAAAAAAAAGATAGTGTTGGCAACCCAAAGGGTGCTTTAGATATTTTGGTTTACCTTAACTCTTTTCATCAGCCTTGGCAATATGTTAAATGCCCTCAAACAGGAAATTGGGTTAGAAAAAGCACAGGTAAAACTGCACCATTACGAGAAGGTTATCGTATGTCTTATGGTGGACAAGGTGATGCTCACGCTTTAGACTTTGACGAATTTCACGAATTGGTTCAAATAACAGAAATGATCAGAGATTTTCTTGTTGATGTTGTTATCCCCACAAAGAATGGTGAATTAGTTGAAGAAGATTTGTTAGTAGCATAATGAAAGAAGAAGCAAATAGAGAAGATATAAGTAAAGAAGAATATCATTTATATGATATTATTAGTGCTTGTGAGAATATACTTGACGATCTTGAGAATGGGGCAAAAATTGAACAATCAGATTTTAATAATCTTGGATATGTAGATGGCATTATGCTTCGTATGCAACATAATGTAAATAGACAATTAAATCCAACAAATATAAAAGATGATTAATAGGATAATAATGGATGATTATGATGCAGGGTTTATGGATGCAGTAAAATTATTAGAGAAAAAATTAGATACCCTTATTGAGGATCAAGCTATTGCTTGTCAAGAAGATAAAACCCAACAAAAAAATTTATTCTTTTTAGAGTTCATCAAGCAAAAACTTTTTCAAGAATAGTGTTGACATGATTTGATTTTTAGTTTAGTGTTTTATTATGAACAAAGAAATCGTAGTCAAAGAAAAAAAAGCAAAAGGTGTAATGGGTACTCTATGGGTAGTTATATCAGATCATGCTGAAAACATTAATTTACTAACCCGCAGAAAAAGTCTTGACAGGGTTGATCTTTTATGCTTAACTGATCTTGGTTTTAAAATTAAATACGAAAAATAATATGACTTATATATGGAATAGAGCAGATCGAGTAGACCCAAAACTCATGCCAAAAGTTATTGAGGATGCTTTTAATAAATGGACTAAAGAACAATACAAAAATTTTAAAGAATTAACTGAAGAGCAAAAAAATAAAGTTAATTACAAAGTAGTAGTTCAAATGGGTAAAATGAATTACAATTTAAAACAACTAGGTTATATAAAATAAGGAGAAAATATTATGGGATTAGATATGTATGCTTACGCTCGTCCACCTCGCAAGAGGAATGGTGACAATGATGTTTCAATCTGCGATTGGAGAAAACATAATCGCTTACAAGGTTGGATGGAAGACTTATGGGAAGCTAAGGGCAGACCAAATTGGAAACCATCTGAAGAAGAGAATGGCTTTGGCGGTGATTTCAATTCTGTTGAATTGCAATTAACTAGAGCAGACCTTTATAATCTTCAAGATGATATTGTAAATCTTAATTTACCCGAAGCAAATGGATTCTTTTGGGGTAGTGATTCTTATTTTTGGCATAATGAAGATGATAAACCATATCCCGATAACGAATATTATTACAAAGAACAAGATTTAAATTTTGTGGCAGAAGCACATAAAATGCTTGACAAGGGTTATAGGGTATTTTATAGTTGTTGGTACTGATGAAATATTTAACCTTAACAATTTTATTTTTTGCGGGATGCAATCATTCTTCTAACCTTCAACCCGAAGATACTAAAGTTTCTCGTTCAGCAGATATGCAAGAAGAAATAGATTATATATTATCTTTAGATGAAGCATATAAAGCGGAAGAAAAAATGTATTTAGAAGAAATAAGAAAAGCTCAACTAAATGATGATGAAATCGCATTTCAATTTTTCATTAGAGAATACGCTAAAGTAAAAAGACTAGATTTGCCCGAATGGATAAAGAAAGAACCAAATTATGTCAAAGGGGGAGTCAACATCAAATATTAATACAAAACAATTTAATTCGCATGGTAGCCAAGTGGTAAGGCAGGAGTCTGCAAAACTCCCATTCGTCAGTTCGATTCTGATCCATGCGTCCACTTTATGTAGATGGGTTCACCTCTTTCCCCTGCTTGATCAACAAAAAAAGACTAGCAAGTAACTCGATTACTGCTATATCGGAGTTAGTCATGGATACTCTCCATGCAAATATTTAAAATAACTTATGAAAATAAAATTAGGAATACGAGGAAGCACAGATGCAATCAATCATATTATCATTAAATTAGATGATCTTATGCTTGTAACTGCTGATAATTTATTCCTCGCAGGAGATGAAAGCAGAGGTAAAACAGGAAAAAATTTAGTTGAGTTATTAAATACTTTATCTAAAGATCACGAAATATCTGTTGGTGAAGGTATAGCTAAAGAAATTGAAAGAGAATTAAATTTAGAAAATCAAGAGTTGCAAAAATTTGTTGTTGACAAATAAATTAAACTGCTTTAGTGTTTGGGCATGAACACATCAGAAGCATTCTTAGATAGCATCAACCAATCAATCGCTAACGCTGAAAAGATAGCAAACTCGATCCCCAAGAAGGGTCTTAATGTTTATCTCGACAAATCAACTATGGTCATGCAAACATTCAATGATCCTAATGCATTTGCTCATGCCAAGAAAGTTACTTCAAGAGCAGGTCAATCAAGTTGTCTTCGTAATGTATTGGATGCAGGGGGCAGATTGCAATAATGCATGATGAAAGATGCAGAATAATAGTTTTCGCACTTAAATACAAACTTTTTATTAAAGAATTATAATTATGCTTGACATATCATGCAAAATCAACTTGAATAACGACATGGAAAAATTACCAACATACGAAGAGTGGACAAAAGACATGGACTTAGAATCTCAAATAAAATTCTATTATGATGTTGACATTGATAATTATTTGGGTGATCCTTGGCAAATAGTAGCAGAGATTGCAGAGGAATGTCCTAATTGGTTAGTAGAGTTTAAAGCTAATTTTAAAGAATATTTACAAGAGAGAGAATACATACAATGAAAGAAACAAGAGATCATTTTACAGAAAAAAATCTTCATGTTCAAATGAAGTGGAATGTTGAGCCACAAAAAATGCTAGATTATATTATTGAAGCAGATAAATCAAATGGAAGAGATTCAGACGAATATTCTCCTTCGTTTTATGTAGGTAAATCTCTCAAATATATTCGTGAAGTCTATGAAGACTATAATGGTCTTGAATCTTTAACTGATACTGAATTAATCGAGAATGGTTATTATAGATTGGAGATCGCATGAAAGAATTAAAAGAAAAATTAAATAAAGTTATTTCTAAACAAGTTGAGATGGTAAATAAGTATGGGTCAAATACTCTCTCTACTTGTGATCATTATAATTGGGATAAAGATATTTGGAATTATAGACATTCTATTGTTGACAAGCTAATTGATCTAGGTTTTAATGTCGATACTCAAATGAATTGGGGGGTATTAGATATAACAATCACAAAGGAATTAGAATTATGAAAGTAACAAGTGTTAGATATTTTGAAACAAATAAAGGGGTTGGTTATCAATGCAAAACTAATATCAAAGATATTCAAATATGCAATGATGGCACAGGGGGAGCAACTTATGTAGATGGAGATTTAAAAAAATTAATTAAAGAATATACAGAATGGGATTTAGAAGATTTAATTGATCAATACGAAAATAATTCTTGACATACAAAACACAATAATATAAGGTACAAATATGAATGATTACATAGACGATTATATAGAAGAAAACTTAAACAAGTTGGAATACGATTCTTTCTCAGGTACTTATTGGTTGCAAGATGAAGAGTGGGAAGAACCAAGAGAGTTTACTGCTGACGAATTAATTAATGAAGGAATTTATTTAAATGAATACTGCGAAAGAGTATAATGTAGAAATAGGCTTGACTCCAAGCGATATTAAAGCTATTCTCGATGGAGAAATGTCAACTCTTCACTTTTTACCAACTGATGATACTGATTATGAAGATAAGATTAGTGTTCACCTCAAACCAATTAGTGAAGATGCAACTTTATCAGAACAAATGAATTTAGTTGTTGACACATGGAGCAGAAAAGAGTTATAGTATCGACATATTAATAACTATATGTTTACAAAAGGAGAAAACATCGACATGAATTACATCACAGAGAAAGTTTCTTTTAGAGTTCCGCAAAATGGTGGAGATCAATATCGCTTATATGAGTGTGTTGATCAAGTGGCAGATTTAATTGATATGTATTTCGGTACTGCAATAGAAGATACAACTAATATACATAATTTAATTGAACAAGAAATTAAAACAAGTAAACTTAGAGAAGTGGAACATAATAGATTAGAAAATATAAATGGGGGAAGTAAATAAAAATATTTAGAAGATTAAATTAATTCTTTATTAAAATAAATTTTAATATTCAAATTAATTTATTTAATAAATTGTTAAAATAAAAATTATAAGAAAAATGCAAGAAGTAATACAATTAATTGAAGAAAAAATTCAAAACATTAAAAATTACCCAATCACAACACAAGAAGAAGAACAACTTCATATTCTTGAGGTTGGTTGTTTAAATCAGTTACTTAGAGTAGCAAAGGAACTTTCTGAATAAAAAAAGAAAAAAAGTATTGACACACACTCATGTGTAATTTAGTATAGCATCATAACTTAAATTTTCACACACACAACAAGGAAAACAAAAATGATAATCACACAAAACAAATCAAAAGAGGTAATCAGTTCTCACGACTTTGAACAAGTCAATTGCACGATTGATGCTGAAGATATGCGTTATGTCGCATCCCTTCTTCGCAACAATTATTCAAACACAAGACTTGCAGTAGTACGCGAAATTAGTGCAAATGCACTAGATGCAAATGCTGAAGCAGGTGTTAATCGTCCTATTGAAATTAAGTTGCCAACTTCAATGAATCCAACATTTGCAGTTCGTGATTTCGGGGGTGGACTTAGCCAAGAAGATGTTTTCGGTCTTTACTCTAAGTATGGTAAATCAACCAAGCGTACATCCAACAATTATATTGGTGCTTTCGGTATCGGTAAATTTGCTCCACTTTCTTATGGTGACAACTTCACTTGTGTTTCTTTTCACAATGGGCTAAAAACTTCTTACAATGTATTTGTCGATGAGAATGACGATACCAAAATCACAAAGTTGTTTGAAGAACCAAGTAATGAACCAACAGGGTTATCTATTGAAGTTGCAGTTTCGGAAGATGATCGTAACGAATTTAGAGAAGTTGTACAAAAATTCTTTCGTTTCTTTTCTGATTCTGATATGCCAAAATTTCTTGGAGTCGAAGAAGGTTTTATACAAACTCCTAAAAAAGTTTTATCAAGTAAAACTGATGAATGGTTCTTTGCGGAAGACGAGAGTCGTGGATATGGTTATAATTATTACTCTCATGTTCTTATGGGTAGAGTTGCTTACCCTATTGATCCAAATGCAATAAATGTAGAAAATTTTGTATCCAATGAAAGTTCTCGCAGAATAGTTCAACAACTTTTACAACAAAGTAATTTCTACTTTCGTGTTCCTCTTGGTTCAGTAAGATTGCATCATAGTCGTGAGTCGCTAGAATACAACAAAGCAACTCAAAAAGAAATTTGTGCGATTCTTTACAAAGTTAGTCAAGATATTCAAACTATTGCAAAAGAAAAACTTGCCGATAGTGAAGATTTGTGGGATGCAAAGAGAAATTACGCTCAAGTTATTAATGCTTTACCTTATCAAGTAAGAGGAGTATTTGAGAATAGTTTTGAGTGGAATAGTATCAAAATTACAGATTCTACATTTCAAAGAGATTATCAATTACAAGACGATCTAATTATTACTGATTACGAAAAAATTGAAGATAAAGATTCTCGCAATGGTTTCAAGGTAAAAGCCACTAAAACAAATCGCATTTATTGTCAAGACAATTATCTTGTGATGATTCAAGATATTGATTCTTCTCATGGCAACAATCTAAGAGTTCGCACATTGATGAATGATTTACCCGACCTCAAAGGTGTTTATGTTGTTCATGCAACATCCGAATGTGGTAAATCAGAAGTTTATGATAATTGGCAATTTGATCTTGTTGACGCAAAACATAAGAGATATTCTTCACAAGTAGATAAAGAAAAAATTGTTCGCAATAAAGTTTCGGGTACAAGTCGTGCTTCTATTCCATTGTTCAAAATGAGAATGGATAAATCTTCTTATGCTTATCGTAATGCAGATTATTGGCAAAATGTCAACGAACCAATCAATTCACTTGAGCTAGATGAAGTCGAAGGTTCTGTCAATAATAAAATCATTTATGTTCCAATCAAAAACTATAAGGTTGATAGTGAATCTTATGATCTTGACAGAGTTTACAAAATATGCAGAGGTATCCGCAAAAGTGCTGAAGATAATTCAGAAGAAAAAAATCTTCAATTATTCGGTGTTCGTGCAGGTGATGTTAAAAAGTTAGATAAAAGCACATGGGTATCATTCTTTGACTTTTATCTTGACTATTGCAAAAACATCATTCGTGACAATAAGAAAGAATGTCAATCAGCATACAAAACAATTCAATTCAAAAAATCTGTTAATAATGAATTCGCAGAATATCGTTGGAATTATGGTCAATTATTCACTAATAATACGCTTGACATTTCTAGTCTCGGTGATGATCACTTGTTAGTTCGTTGTGCAGAGAATTGGAATCTTCTCATGCAAGAAAGTACAGATGATCGTAGATTTAGTGTGGCAATCAATGTAGTTTCATTAGGAGATCAAAAATGGTTAGATGATGTATTAGATACAAAAGTAAATGCCGAATCTATCATGCAAGAATTTAAATCATTGAAAGAAAAATATCCTTTACTTAAAATAATCTCGCATAGTGTTAATCAATGGATCAACTTAAAACACAATAAAGATTATGACAATCGTAATACCAATGAAGATATTACCGAATATATTTCCTTGTGTGATCAAAAAGAGAGGGGGGAGAAGTGAAAACTCCTCTCTCTCTCAATTTTTTAAAATAATTCTTGACAATAATAGCAAAACAAATTAAGATATAGATATATTAAACAAAATAGGAGAATAAAATTATGAATCAAGTACCATATCAACTCACAGAAAATTCACTCACAATCTTTTGGGATGGCAAGCCTTATACATTGCGTAAGGATCATGCCAACTTTCAACTTGCTAAGAAAGCTATTCTTGATGCTAGGTATGATGATCTCGGTGATCTTATTGACATTTCCAAGGCGGTAGAAAACTTTGTCGAAGGTGATATTGAAGTAAAAGATGAAGTTGTTTATTACAAAGGTCATCGTTTGCATGGTGTTGTTGTGGATAAATTGCTTGAAATGCTTCGTGCAGGAATGAAAGATTCTGCTCCACTCACTAACTTTATTTCTCGCTTGCAAGCTAATCCAAGTGCAAATTCAGTAAATGAACTTTATTCTTTTATGAGTTATAAGTCTCTTGCGAATACTTCCGAAGGTAAGGTTTTAGGTTACAAAGGTGTACAATCCGATTATTGGAGTACAACAGGTAATGCTGATACAATTGTATTACAAGGCGAAACTAATGATCGTCACCAAATTCTCAATGAGGTTGGTGCAACAATTGAAGTCGCTCGCAGATGCGTAGATGACAATAAGGATAATCATTGCTCTTTCGGTCTTCATGTTGGTTCATTTGATTATGCCGATAGTTGGGCAGGAGAAGGTGGAAGATTACTTCTAGTCGAATTTGATCCTGCTGATGCAGTATCTGTACCAACTGATTGCGATTTTCAAAAACTTAGGGTTTCTAAGTACAAGGTGATCTCTGATATTAGTGATACAAGAAAAGAGCTTAATAAACCTGTCTACGAGGCTAATAAGCCTATTTATGGATCAGATGATGATGAGGATTTCGGGGGTCACAATGAAGATGATTCAGATTATGTAGATATGGAATCTAATATTGATGATGGTTCGGGCATTGAATATGATGATGATAATTGGGAACAATTGGGCGAAGAAGTATTAGAAGAAGATATGGATCAAACAGAAAAAGATATAAGTGAATATATAGAAACTTATATAAATAATAAACACGATAATTCTGTCAATCCAACTCTTAAAAACATTGCTGATCTTAGAGCTTGTAAGAATGAGAGATTAACTTGTAAAGAAATTTATAAAATTGTTGATGATCTTAATTTCGTTGTTGAAGAAGATGATAACAAACCTTTAAATCAATTACGAGTACTTTAATTATGGTAAAAACCATTAAAAATAAAAAACTAAATAATAATACAAAAAATCATTATAAACAAATTTTTGCTAACCCGATGAAAACATATACAAAGAAAGAAGAAGAGGTTATCGCAAAACATTTAAATAAACTAAAAAGAGATAAGTAAATCTATCTCCTATGGGTATTGTGGCGAGGTTTTCTCTTTGTCCTTGGTCAAAATTCATCACCCGATTCGTAACCACATAAAAGCGAATCAATTTTATAATTTCAAATAATCCTTAAAATTATTAATTCACACATAAAAACAATAATTTCAAATAGTTTTTACTTCGTGCTTGCTTCTTATATCAATATCCCTTACAATATATAACATAATACAATATACTAATAAGGAATATATATAGGCAAAATATAAACAATCACACATAAATAACAAAAATATATTGAAATTTAATAAATAATAAATATAATGATAAGGGAGTACGCAAATTAATTATATAAAAATAAGATGAAAATAAAAGTATTGGCAATTATAAAAAATTTTATTTCAAATAAAAAAAAGAAACTAAAGCAAAACAATTCAAAACAAAATAATTTACAATATGAACGAAATAAATATGGTTTTTTTTCAGTTAAAAATAAAGAAAATTAAATAATAATAAATAAAAACAAATTAAATTAGACTTAAATAATAAATAATAATAAATAATAAAATTTTTCAAAGTTGAAATAATAAAAAACCAAATAATATAAACCAAAATAATTGCAAATAAAAGTGGATGTTGGCGAACAGAGCGTAATATTTGTCGAAAAACAAATGGAAACGAATTTCAGTCAAATAATGTCGCAAAACATAATAAAAGAAATGTATTGGATTGATGTTTCGGATGGAGCAAGGGCGGTAGCAATAATGGGCGAAATAACTGATGAAAAAAAAATAGAAAGTAATTTAATATGCCTCTTTCCAATATTTAAACCAAAAGAGGATTAACGCAAATAATTACTTACTAGGATAAAAAATAATAATAATTAAAACAAATATTATTGTTAATAAAAAAGCATCCCAAATTTCATTGAATGTCATATTAATTTTTTTTATTTTTTCGTTTATTAATTTCTACTCGTTGTAGCAATATTTCAAACTCTTCTGTTCCCATATTATTATATAAATACCAAGCATATTCTTGTATTCTCAATAATCTCTTTTCGGGAGTACCATTGACATGGTAAAAAGCGTTTGAGCTTAATAATTTGTTGACCAAATAATTATAAACATCAATATTCATGCCAAGAATTACACCCAAATAATTATACAAAAAATTTAATATAATAAAACACACATAAAATAATTCTTGACAATGTGTGAAAAATATTTTAATGTATTCTCATCAATCACAAATAATGTGTTAAAAGCGTTAAACAAAGGAAAACAATGAGTCTAGCAAAAGAAATCAACGAAAAATTAGATGCAATACTTTTCATGCGTAGTGAAATGCAACGCATGGATCACGACTTGGATGACGACCAAGTTCTAAATAATATAACAACAGGTGAGAAGACAAATAAAGAACAAGCGTTTGAAATAGTTGAAGGTATGATAAATGATATTAAAAGAGAATTGAATCAAATAACAAATAACGGATTAAATATAAAAAATATTTTTACAAATAAATATTATATAAATGATTTTATGCAAGATAAAGTATGTTCTGATATAGAATTGAATAATACTCTTAATGCTCAACAACCAAATGATATAGAATCTAATTAATTAAAATATTTGTTTGACAGGTTTTATATTTGATGCTAGTATATTCTTATAACATTCAAAAAAGGAGATAATAATTATGGCTAATATAGCAAAATGTGCAAGAGCGACAGCAGTAATGAACAAAGTAAGAGGCAGAGACCCTTTCGCTTTTACTCGCAGGTTCATGGGTTACAACGAGGCAACCGAAGGTATTCTCGCCCAACAAAGGGAAGCGGATCGTAGGTTAAGACAAATACAAGCTAAAAAACTAGCAAAAGGGGTAGCGTAATGGATGCGACAATTAAACCTCTTAGTGATAAAGTTAGTATGTTTGCATCTAACGATGAATTATACGAACAATTAACCAACAAAGAATTAATGTTAATTAAAATGGTTAAGGCGGAAGAATTCGTTGATGATTTATATAGAGCACACGATTCTGAAGCAAATAAAAAACTATTTCCCCCCGAAAAAAGTTGGTTTAAAATAAAAGAATTATTGAGAGAATTACGCGAATTAAATAAAAAACAAATAACCCCTAAAATATAAAAATAATAGTTGACAAATAACAAATAATATAGTAATATATAATATATAAAATTGAGAAGGATAAACTCAAATAAATAAAATAATCCAAAATTTTTGTTCTTTTACATTTTAAATTTTGAGCATAGATCTCGCAAGCATTAAGTTGCTAAAAGCCAATTCTTGTAAGTCTCAATTCACTTTGGAAGGGCTTATAATCCTTCCTGTGGGTGACCGAATAAGCCTGTCGTGAGCGGGCTAAGGTATGCAGATCCCTGTGGTAGGGTTGGTAGAGTCCAATCGAATGAGCCAAATGACAACACCAAGTCTAGTCTGTAGTTGGAAGTAGGTACACCATGAACTGATGTTCACGCCGAAAACTTGAGGGTATACAGTAGCCCCTCCCCACACAATTTTCTCTGATATCCTCGACCCTCCTTGGTTCTCTCTTGCCCGCCACCTGAACCAAGGAGGGTTTTTGTTTGACAGCTGCTTTTTTATTTATTATAGTATACTCATGAAAACATTAAAAGATATCTTATCAAACTACGGGTACATGAACAGCAATCAGCTTAAAGAAATAGCTGAGCACTTCCCTGCATTCAGGGTTGTCATTAAATGGGGCGGACTTCCCCGCGAGCGTCTTCCAGCCTGGGAGGCAATATCCAGGATTAAATCAGTGGAGACCCAAAACATCGATTACTGTAGAGAGGTGTTTATCTCAGGTACTGAATACAACGCACTCAAACAAGCTTTCAACATCGCCGACTAACAAACATTATTAACCAAAAAACATATGGAACCATTGCTAATATTAACATTGGCGATTACACTAGGAATAAAATTATTAGTAGAGGAAGTAATATAATAATATACAGTATAATATATAACAAATAATAAAAATAAAAATTTAATCAAAATGGACTAGTATAAATAATAAATAATCAAAATAAATAATAAAAAAATTTTAAATAAATAAATAATTTGATTATGATTACCTCCTTGGCCCCCACCGTAATTGGTGGGGGTTTTTTATTGGTCAACTTTACGCTTTTGTAAGTCTTTGTTTATCAAGCACTTCTGAGATCGGCTGCCGCGCTAGCTAAGTCTTTGATATTCAATGAATTAAAAAACTCAAATTAATTCACTTTTTTCTTGTGTTAAATTGTTTTTTATGCGATACTATGTATATGAAAGCGAGAGACATAAAGATCAGAAAACCAATTGTCTTCACTAAGTCAAGACCTCACAAGGTCAAGATTAAAACAATCCACAGAAAACTAAAACACAAGGAATTATTAGCATGAATATTAACGAAGATTATTTAAGTTCAGATTGCCCAAACGCAGATGAAGTAATGACTCAAGGCATGGGTTGGATTTGGAAACATTTCATTGAACCTAACGCAGATCAAATTACAGAAGAACAAGCAGAAATGCTTACAATGATTGGGATCAGTTTTAAAATGGTCGCAGAACAAGCAGATGCTTACGATCAAACTTTTGAAGAAAGCCCATATTTAAACAATTAACTCTTGACAAAAAACATTATAACTATTATATTACTATCATGAATACAGAAGAAAACACCAATATCGCTCCTCGCAAATCCGTTAACTTGCACATTTGCGGAGGTAATCGTACAATCGTAGACTTTGACGAAGTTCAAGCTGTACCAACTCCAATGCCTACAATGCGCTACAAAACCAAACAAAAGAACAGGGGAATTTGCCGTTTCTCATCAGCCCATTGCTCATGACGAGCTTGTTGTTCGTACTAAAGATTCTCTTGTCAAGAGAGGGTTTACTATTCAAGACGAATTACATTCTCTCGCTAGAGATAACCAACATTACTTTGGTCTATTCTCTGTTGATCATCCTGATCGTGACGAATCAGATCGTGGTTGTGTCGTAGGAGTTCGCAATTCTCATGACAAAACTTTTCCTGCAGGACTTTGCGCAGGTGATGCTCCATTTGTTTGCGATAATTTAATTTTCACAAACACTATTAAACTTGCTCGTAGACATACTCGCAACATACTTAACGATCTTGATTTTATGATCAATCGTGCTTTGGGTAAATTGTTTGGCTTTTGGCATGGACAAGATGAAAGAATCAATGCTTATAAAAATCATTCTATCGGGAATGTTCTTGCTCATGATTTAATCATCAAAGCAGTTCGTGCAGGGGCTTTACCTAAGTCAAAAATTCTTGATGTGGCAGATCAATGGGAATCAAGTGATCATGTTGAATTTAAGGATCGCAATGTCAATTCTCTCTACAACGCTTTTACCGAAATCTACAAAGGTAACTTAGTTGCCTTGCCAAATCGTTCGGATGCACTTCATGCCGTTCTCGATAGCTATGTTGATTTTGACATCAATAGTCATGTCGAGAATACGCTTGATATGGAAGTCGTCGAAGGCGAATTGGTGGAAGTTTAAATATTGCTTGCGTTATTGTTGAAGCCCCCTGAAAGGGGGGCTTTTTTTTTGCGTTTGTTTATTGTTTCGTAAGTGCTTGTTCTTCAAGCACTTAGCGAGCGGGGCAGCCGAGCCACCGAAGTGGCTGGCTACCAATGACTTACAAAGCTACTTAGTTGACGCCAAAGTAGTGCTTGGCTTGTCTCCTGGGGATCCTTTTGTTGCATTTCCTCTCTAATGAATCAAGAGTGTACACAACATTTAGAAGTTTTCGCTCGATGTAGTCCTTTATGACTTTTCCCTCAACTCCCTTCTTTTTCAATTCAGAAAGAGAGATCATATCCTCTTCCTTGATTACCAAGCCAGGATTAAAGATCAACTCTCTGTGAGTAGTTTCAACATGAAACATATGCTCAAGCCCCATAACTTTGATCAGATTCTCAATTTTGTCTTTCTGATCTATAGGAGCCCACCATTTTTGAGCTTTGCCATGCCAACTCATGCCATTTGCCTTCCAGGCTGCCTTGTAGCCATATGTTTGACTAGAGCTTCCGTAGCAAGATACTACGATGGCGTTATGGTTGTTTATGTCGATTTGGGCTGATTTATCCATGATATTTCCTTTCGGTTTATGGTTATTACTAAAACAATTTATTCTTTCTACCTTCTATAGTGACAACATTTCTAAGAAAGAAAAGAAAAAAATGCTGATTTTTGAAATTTTTTTCCATGTGTCTATATATAACTATGTGGAATTAGAACGCATCTGTGACAGAAAACCTGGTTTTCGCTTGATTTTGTATAAAATTTAAACACATGCTAGATATTGCCTAACCTAAAGAAAAAGAAAAAAAATATTTTTTTTTCTTGCAGTAATTTTGAAATTGGCTTAGTATGTTTACATGATACTAAGAAACCAACAAGACCCACGATACACAATCAAAAAGAATCGACCTGTGTATGTCTACAAGAATCTCCACAAAGATTGCTGGAGCATCAAGCAACATGGATTAGTTAAAGCTCACATTCCAAAGGATCATGCTGTTGGATTATGGGATTGCTATTTTCATGTCGATGTTAAGGGCAGAGAAAAAGTTCTTCGTGAGAAGCGTAAGAATGTTCATGCTTTTGTTAAGGGTTACCTTCAAGACGCTGAGAATGTATCTCGCAATTCTCAAGTTATCACCAGGGAAGTCGAGGTGACATACAATCCTTACAAGTATGAGACTTTTGTAGAGAAAGATACCGAAAAGTTTGCATACTATGCAGACGAAGTATTATTAACACACAACAAAGTAACCGCTTATATGTCATGAAAGAAGAATTAAAAGGAATTAAACACGCCATTGACGGACTCAGCGACGAGATGCTAGAGCATAGACGCTATGCAAACATGGACGACCTTGTCAAGGTAATGAAGAACATTAACGATAATCTTGTTGCAATTAGTTTTGACTTAAAAGATTTAGTTGAAGCAAAAAAATTCGAAAATGAGTTGACAACTGCACTCAGATAGATAAGCCCTTTACAGTCAACCACTTAGGTGGCTGGCTGCCGCGTCAGCTAAGTGCTTAACATCCAACGACTTACAAAAGCATTTTTATTTACTTTTTATTTGACAGAAGCTAAAAATTGACTTTAGTTTTATATTATGCAAGAGACAATAGATGTAACACCAAAATGGTCAGCAATCATCCTTCCAATGATCGAGGTGCTGAAGAACCCAAAAGCAGAACCACAAGCTAAAAAGTTTGTTCAAGCTGAAATCCTTCGCTTGGCAAAGATTGCAGATGCAGCAAAAGAAAGGGTAAAAAATGACACAAAGTGAAATTAGAATAATGATATTAAACATCGTTAACGGAAACATTCGCTATGCGAATCCCGCAGATCCAATGAATGTCAAGAAAGCTGAAGACTTGGGTATTGATTACTTCACTACTCAATCAGCGGAAGAAGTCTTAGATGATATCATTACAGACTTGACAAGCTTGCAAGATGAGCTTAGGATAGAATCATCTTTTCAATCAGCACAACTATAACACACAGGACACAAGGAGAAAAATGACAACTATAGCACAATTACAAACCAAAAAAAGAAAAAGCAAGAAAACTACTTCTTTGCAAGTTAACCAAAGCAAAGTTACCGCAGAAAAACAATTCAACAAAATTTTTAAACAAAAAGAGTTTAAGCATTTTATCTACGATTTTGGTGTCAAAGATTTACCTTTGCTCGATCATATGCTATCCGATCAAGTAAACAATCCCTCAAGAAATCGTGGCAAAGCAGATGACAACATCAAGAGATTATTTCGTTGTCTTCAAGCGGGTCAATGGTTTTTCGAGTCAATCGACATTCTCATCAATGAAAGAGGCGAGCTTCTTAATGGTCAACATACATTGGAGGCTATTAACCAACACCTTCTTGACGCAAAAAACACCAAGAGATGCTGTAGTGAAAGTTGGCTTCAAGTTAGGAGTTGATTCAAGAGCAATGCCTTATCTCGACACTCAAAAGAAAAGAAGTCCACATCAAAATCTTAGAATTAAACAAGGTGGTGTGGATATTAAACTTAATCGAGCACAAGAGTATATTGTATTAACTGAAGGTAAAAATTTAGTACATGGTTCTCCTTTCGCTAAAGGTAAGATCGTAAACTTTTTTGAATACGATAGCGTTATTAAAAAGCATTCTAGTATGTTAAACAGAGTGTTTGGTAATCGAGTATTCTGCTCAGACTTTCCTCATATTGGCATCAGTTACCCTTTGTTCTGTGTTGCCAAAGAAGATGAAGAGCTTGCAAACACTATTCTTGATGAGATTTGCGACATTCATAACGAAAGCAATCGAGGAGTCTCAAAATGGTATCCTTATGAGAAACAAATTCCTGTAGAGCACGAATTGATAGAAAAGTTTAGACAAGAAAAACATCTCAAAATGTCAGGAATGACAAGCAAGACGGGCAGAGATTGTTATCGTGCCGAAGAGTTTTATCCATTAGCAGTTAATTGGTTAGTTGAGAAGTGCGATCTTGATCGCAACATTTTTCCAAAATGAATTATTACATAAAACAAGCAAACTCACTCGAAATGGCTTTTTACATTGGTAAAACCAGGAAAAACCCCTTCACCCAAAGGGGTAATCCTACCAACAAGACAATCTGTCAATGGATCAAAGATTATGGTGAAATTGCATGGACACACTTATGGTTATACCCGAATACGCATTGCACAATGAATACGGAGAAACTTATCTCATAAATTGTTTCAAAGAAAAATTTAGCAATTTAAAATTATTGAATGTAGCCACGCCACATTCGGGAGCAATTAATTACGATAAAAAATCTGAGTTAATTATTGACAAACTCAAGAAAATGCTTTAGTGTTTAACTAAATCACAACGAAAGGAAAATCATGACAGCAGTATTAGACACACCCGAACAAATCGAAATGTTTCGCTACAAAACTCTTCTCAGAGGTTTAAGGCTTGAGACTTTAGGTATGCAAATGAGTCGAGGCAGATCTTGCTATTCTATCATCAAACAAGAGTTTGGTCTCAAAGGTAGCAAGCAAAAAGTTTTTGATCAATTTAAACTTATGTTAGAACAAGTAGAACGAAAGGGCAGTATAATGACAGCATCACAAGTAGAAGCGAGAGTAGAGAGTTGGAATTGGAACATGAATATCTTTGAGATTTATGATGAACTTAGAGATGGGCATACGAGAAAACAACAAGAGGATTTACTTTCTTTTGCCTATCGTTACTTTAACAAAGATAAAATGATTTTAGAGCTTGCGTCTCACTTCGGAGTCTATAACATAGAGGATAATGAAAATGAATAATTACATAGAAGCAACCTGCATCGGCAGTCCGCTAGATTTACCTGAATACAACGAAGATACTGAGCAATACGAAGTTTTCTTCGAAGAAAATTACGACGAGTTTAAACCCGTACTTTGAGAGAGATATTATTTCTTATAGTTGCGAAGACGCTGAGGAAGCGACTGAGATCTACAACTATTACAACCAAAATCCCGTACAAGAAGAACATGAAGAAATTGTTTCTTAAAATACTCCGTTGGTTTACTCCGATATATCAAATAGTATATCACACCAAAGACGGCAGAACAGAAATGTACACAATCACCCCGCCAAAACATGAAAATGAATTTGGCAACAAGCAAGAAGGCAAGTCAGTCGTTGGCTTCAGGTCCTTCTGCCTAAATCGTGGTGGTATTCGTTCATTTCGCTACAATCAAATAATCTCATTAAACAAAATTTAATCATGAAGAAAAAAGTTAAAAATAAAGATTCACTACAAGATAGCTTAAGAAGATTCGGGCACATGCTCGCAATTAGAGAGAGAAGGGGCGACGGCATCAGAAGAGTACAAAGCAAAAGCAAGCTCTCACGAATCGATGTTAAGAAAGCTCTATAATCGAGCGTAAGTCCTTAACATCAGTCCACTTAGGTGGCTGGGCTGCCGCGCAGCATAAGTGCTTGATATTCAATGAGTTAAAAATGTCATTTTAATTCACTTTTTTCTTGCGTCTGGTAGTCTTTTCTGCGATAGTGTAAGCATGAAACGAATAGTAAAAATCCTAATGGAGCGTGACGGACTTTCCCTCGAAGACGCTACTCACCAAACCGCAACTTTTTTTAGAGAAATGTCTGAAGACATCGCAATGGGTGGTGACCCTTTCGAGTGGGAGCATTCGTTCACTAGTGAGTTTTCTCTAGAGCCAGATTTTTTTGAAGATCTTATTTTTTCGCTTGCAATTGCATAAAAATTTGTTTAGTTTTATATCATGAATCTATTATCAAACCCATCTAAAATGCCTTGTTTAGGCTTTAACATTCCCGCTTTCAAGTATTGCCCAGCAGCTCAACTTATGGCAAAAGTCAAAGACAAAGCAAAAAAGTTTATTTGTGATGCTTGTTATGCTTGCAAAGGTTTTTATATGTTTGCCAATGTCAAACAAAGCTTGCAAGACAAAGCAAATTTTGTCACCAAGTCTTTACATCGAGACAATGGGCAAACTTTTGTAAATGAGATATCCAAGCAAATTACTAAAAAGTATTTTGACAAGCAAGGCAACAAAAAAGTTTTAAAGAATGTCAACACAGATCTTTTTCGCGTTCATGATTCAGGAGATCTTTTTTCCCCAAAGTATATTGAGGCGTGGATTAAGATTTGCGAAAACTTTCCTTCAATTCGCTTTTGGTTTCCAACTCGTGAGTGGGCAAGGGATAGTCAATTGCCTTCACTTCGCAAGCTTGCAAGTTTAAAGAATGTTTGCTTAAAACCAAGTGCTTTATATGTTGATGAACCCGCTCCACAAATCGATGGTCTAGATGCGGGAACTTCCGTCTATAGCTCAAAAGAGAAAGCCGAGCAAGATGGTCATTTTGTTTGCCCCGCAACTTATGTTAAGGGCGAAGACGGCAAGATTTTAGCAACTTGTAAAGCTCATAATTGCAACTTATGCTTTATCAAAGGGATGCAAAAAAGGTATTGCATATTTAGCTCATTAATCTATAATTAAAGCCATGAATGAAGAAACTTATTTTGACTCAGCCCAAGGAATTGACATTTCACAAGATCGTGCCTTAGCAAGAATTAGCAAGGCACGGACATTACTTCAAGTGAAGAAATTATTGAATTCTTTGAAGACATGGGTGACAAGGAAGGTTACTCAGCCCAAAAAGTTCTTGAGTGGTTAGGCTACTAAAGCCTTGACCATCAAGCACTTAGGGGCGCGGCAGCCGCCCAAGCTAACTGCCTGTTAGTCAACGACTTGCGCAAGCATTTTTATTTAACTTTTTTCTTGCGTTAATTGTAAAAAGAGTTTAATGTGTTTATATGATTAACTACGACATACCAGACTCAATCTCACAATTCAACCCACAACCTTCTATGCTAGATTTTGACGATTTAGATTTTCAACCACATCGTGGTGCTGATGATGCAGTCCAAGCAAGACTTGACTTTGGCAACGGGCTAGAAATTTCTGTTGTTGCAGGTAATGACGATAGAAGAGGATTATATGGTAGTGTGAAAGAAGATTTATACGAAGTTGCAATCTTTGATAAAAACGGCATGATTCCACTTTCTCCTTCTGACGATGTTGTCGGATGGCAATCTCCCGCCCAAGTATCTATCTTAATGGCAAAAGCTCAAGTCGAAGGAAGTGTTTGGGTTGACGAGCTAATCGAAGACAAAGCAGAATTTAGAAGAGATTTAGGACTTGACGACTAAACCAAATTAAACTATATTATTACTATGACAGAAGAACAAAGAATATCAATTATCCGACACGCTCACCAAAATTCTCAAAAGATTTGTCCTCCAAAATCTATTCAAGAGTTTATTGGTGATATTTTAGTCGAACAATTAGTAACCGAGCATGGTTTGCTTGATACTCAAAAAGAAGATCTAGCAGACGAGTCTCAATTTCTCTTCACTGATTCAGCAGAAAACATTGATGAGGAAGACGAACAATTCGGAATATCCGATGAAATGAAAGGAATATATCATGATAGTTGAATTATTATTTTTCACTCCTTGGCTTTTTGTTTTCTACTTAATGTGGCAAGATTTAAAAGAGGAATGATGCCATTAATAATAATTATGGCAATTTTATTATTTTTTTATATATCAGATTAAATAGGGCAAATATCAAATAAACTTTTAGTAGTAGTTAGGTTGTCTGGATTAGTCCCCCGCTCTAAGTTGCTGATTATCAAGCACTTAGGGTGGGCGGCTGCCGCGATCATAAGTGCTTAACATTCAACGACTTACGAAAGCATTTTTATTCATTTTTTTCTTGTGTATTTTTATTTTTTCGCTTAGTCTGTATGTATGAAACATTCAGAGAGCGGAACCAAAAAGATATTAAAGCAGTTACGGAAATGTCCCGATATTAAAGACATCCGTGCCACGGCAAAAGGTCACATGATCCTTGCTCAAAATGGGGAGCAATTACTTGTGCATTTTAGTGCCAAAGCTTTTCATCCATTGCGTAGGTGGTTAAAAAGAAACACTTCGCTAAAAGCGTTAAAATTTTAGTTTTAGCTTGCAATTATTTTAAATTTAGTTTACTTTACTATTATGGAAACATTAAAAGACTTACTTAACAGAATTAACGAACTTCAGGAAATCATCGACAGGGAGACCCCTGACGCAGACGCAGGATGCGATTGGTCAAAGTCTCTCGTTATTAACGCTGAGGTAGAAAAGGATCAAGTCCAAGACATGATCGACAAATTAGCTATTAACTCTCAACTTGTTTATTAATTATGGATACTTACAACGGCTGGAAAAACTGGGCGACCTGGAATGTTGCTCTTTGGTTAGGGAATGACGAATATCTTTACAAACTTTCTCGTAGATTTGTTCATTACAAAGATCTTGCAAATACGCTAATAGAAATGGGTAGCCCTTGTACGCCTGACGGGGCAAGGTATGCAGACGAAGACTTAGATACCTACGCCCTCGATGAATGGTTGCAAGAAGAGTAAGTCGTTGATTACCAAGCACTTAGGTGCTTGGCAGCCGCGCTCGTAAGAGCTTGGCTATCAGTGATTTATGAATCGTTTTATTCGGTTAGCATTTCTACTTTTACTGCATTGTTTGCAATGTTGTTAATTTCGGTCATCCATTTATCAACATTTTCATTGAACACTTTTCCATCGCCTGAAATGTTTTCTGCAACTGTGTTTTTAATGGCTCTTGCTTGAGCCGCAATGTCCAAGAGTGCTCTTGACAAGTTGTAAGCTTGATGATTTTTGTATGAATCGTTTTCTATTAAGTCAACGATTGAGATGGTGTCTTTATTAGCTCATAAACACAATGTAAACTAGCGGTGCGTGTTTTGCAAGCAAATACGGATTTATTTTCACTTTTTTTTCGTTTTTTTATTTAGTTGCAAATAGCCTAATAGTGCAACTTTATAGGAGTAGCAGGATTGTACAACTTTATAGTTGGCACACTTCCTGAACACCCGTTCTGTAAGTCGTTGTTTAGCAAGCTGTTACGAGAGCGGCAGCCGCCGCCCTAAGTGCTTGGTTATCAGTCACTTAGGAGGCTAAGTTTAGCGATGTGCTAAACCTTCCAATTGTGCTATTTGTTTGTCCAATTCTATTTGAATGGCTTCTATATCCGAAGCTTTCTTTTTATTGTTCAATTTCATAGCTTTTACCCTTTCGTTATTTAAAGCCATGATTTGTATTTTAAGTTTATTTATTGTATTTTTTATGTATTCCATTATACTAGCTCCTCCTCTGCTAAAACTTTGATTCTATCCTCGAAGCATTCGTCAATTTCAGAATCGCTTTCAATGAAGTCTTCTATTTCTTTATTTGTGAAGGTTAAACTTGTTGGCTTGTCATTATCATCTAATTGCTCAACTTTAAGAACTCTTGCGTTTGTGAAGATGTCCCACTCGTCAAAGTCATGTTCTATTTTAGCTTGAACTAAGAGTGTTCCAAAGTCTCCGAAGAGAACGATGTCGAATGTTCCACCATGTATGCCGTTCGAGTCTACGCTCTCGGCACTTTCGAATTGTAATGTCTTTGTCATATAACTACATAGTAAACCACAAAACAAAAGAACGCAAGAAAAAAGCGATTTATTTTGCATTTATTTTACTTTCGTAAGTCGTTGTTTAGCAAGCTGTTACGAGAGCGGCAGCCGCCTCCCTAAGTGCTTGGTGGTCAGTCACTTAGGAGGCTAGTATTAAAGGCTATGTAAGAAGAGGGCTAGAGATAGACAAGCGATCAAGATCATATAGCCTCCTTGTACTTTACGCATTTGTTTCTCCCTCTGTTACGATTTGAAAATGTGGATTGTTTCGTTTTATTTGTTTTGCAATTTGCAAGGCTTTTGCTTGTGATTTTGCGTTGTCTATTAGTTCCCCAAAAAGGCGAATGTCAAACCAATTTGAAAAGTTAGGGTTTCGTAGTATTTTAATCATTTCTTTTTTACCTTTCCTTGTGTGTTGTGTCAAGACTTACCTTTTAAAGTAAGCCTTGACTTGATCGGCAGTTGCCTTGATTAGGTCAGAGATAAAAACCTCTGACTCGAAAAGATGATTTTGCGCATGATGCTTGATCGTTGCGATCCGTTGAGATCCGACTCTGTCGATAGACACGAGACGAACAACTTTATTATTAACCTTTGAGTGGTAAAGGCTTCCGACTTTTAATCCTTTAGTAATGTTCATATATACAAACTAAACAAAAAAGAGCTTCACGTCAAACTAATTCAAAAAAAAAACTATTATTTTTATTTTTAAAAATTTAAGGATGTCCCCCGTTTTTTGAATTTTTTACAGATTAAGCTTGACAGATTTGGCGGGGGGGTGGTTTTTCTCAAAAAATCAAAGCTTCGATCTTTTGTGAATAACATTTTTCAAAAAAAAATCGGCGACACTTGAATTTTAATTGTGTATCATATAGTATATCTTTGATAGACATGCCAAGACGCAAAAAATCTGAAATAGAAGACGATCAAGAAATAGAAAAAATCATGAGCTCCATGTCTAAGACAAAAGTGAAGCTCAAAAAAATAGATTTTTCTGATAAACAACAAGAGTTGTTGAAGTTAATATTTGACAGAGATACTAAGATAATTTTTATAAACGGTCCTGCTGGAACAAGTAAAACGTTTATGGCTATTTACGGTGCTCTTCAATTATTTAATATGAATAATAACTATAGTATTAGTTATGTGCGAACAATCATTGAAAGTGCTGACAGGGGCATGGGCGCATTACCAGGAAATGTTGATGAGAAATTTTGCCCATTTATGATGCCGCTTAATGATAAACTATACGAATTGATACCAATATCGACAGCAAAAAATTTGGTTGACAAAGGCGTGATAACAGCTATGCCTATTAATTATTTACGCGGAGCGAGTTTAAACGATCAAATTGTAATAGCTGATGAAGCTCAAAACTTTAGCTTAAAAGAGCTAGTAACCCTAATCACAAGAATAGGAGAGAACACGAAAATGTTTATTTGTGGAGATATTATGCAGAGCGATATAAACGGAAAAAGCGGATTATGTCCAATTAAAGAACTTTTTGACGAAGAAAATTCTAAAAGGCAAGGGATACACACTTTTGACTTTGATCATAAAGATATAAAGAGAAGCGAAATATTAAAATATATAGTTAAAAAATTAGAAGAATTATAAAGTGTATATAAATACATGCAAGAAGGAGATTATATATACTTTAATCACAATAATACAAAAAAATCAGGGAAAATAGCTAAAATTTTTACTCAAATTGGTTTTGAGGATCATGGCGAAAAAATGGTGGTAATTTTAGTTGATAATTCGAATGGCTTATTTAACGAAGAGTCTAGTTTAATTTTAAAACTTAAAGACCTGCAAGTTATGTGAGCATTTAAATTGAAAAAATCCTGTGTATTATTAGTATAAATACATATGGAGTTGATCATATCTGCATTTATAGGAGCGTTGTCTGCAATTATTGTCGCGATTTTAAATAAAAAAAAGAGCGATAGTAATAAAGATAAAATCGTGCAACAAATAATTGAACAATTAAACATTAACCACAACAATGTTTATGTTGTCGATTCTACAAAAAAACAAGAAATTAAATATAAATCAGAAGGCTCGCAAAATAAATCTTTAATTATACTAAAATAAAATGGCACATAAATACTGTAAATCATGTGGAAGCAAAAATGAATATCTTGGCGTAGAGCCAAAATTTTGCAGTCATTGTGGAGCCCCGTTGGGTGCTTCATCAATAAAGAGAGTTGTTAAAAACTCAGAGGCTCAAGCTGGAAACTTTGAAAGCTTAGCTGAAGATGAAACTGATGTTAATTTTGTCCCCAATATATCAAAATTACAGTATGAAGTATCGCCATTCGAAAAAAGAACTTTCAAGGTGGAAGAACTATTTAATCTTGAAAGCGATGGCAAAAAAGAGGGGTAGGCCAAGAAAAATAAGATTCGAAGATAAGTACGAAACAATTCTAGAGCAAATAGCTAAAAGAAGAGGGCAGTGGTACTTAAAGGCAATAAATTGGATTTCTTGGGACGATGTGGTGCAAATTATATTATCACACATCCATCAGAAATGGCACCTATGGGATCAGAAAAGATCTATTGAGCCATGGCTTAATAGAATTATATCAAATCAAATCAAAAACTTATTAAGAAACCATTACAGTAACTTTATTAGACCTTGCACTTCTTGCCCTTTTAATTCTTCAGGAGCAATAGATAATAACAATGAATCCGCAAATACTTGTTCTTGGACAAAAACAGGAAAGCAAGATGGCAGCTGTCCTTTATTTAAAAAATGGGAGCGCACAAAAAAATCTTCTTTTCACATTAACACAGCTTCTTGCATAGATAACTCAGAAGCGCTACATAAAAAGCATAAAGATTTTGATATTGATAATGCGACAAAAAAACTTAATGAGCATATGAAAAATAATTTATCAGAAAAACATTATAAAATATATGAAATGATACATATTTATAATTTAGATATTCATAAAGCTGCTGAGAAACTTGGATATAAAAGCAATGAAAAAGGAAGAAATGCGGGATACAAACAAATAAAAAATTTTGAAAAAATGTTTAAAGCATTAGCTAAAAAAATAATTAATGAAAACGACATAATATGAAACTAACAGAAGAACAACAAAACTTTATAAGAGAAAATTATATGTTAATATCTGATTTGATTGAATTAACGAGACAAGTATTTAATGACAATACTCTTGACGGTAGAACAAAAGAAGGTCGAGCTGTAAGGAAATATCTTGTAGATAATAATCTAGAATATAAAACGACAGAAAAACAAAAAAAAGAAGATATAACATTTTCTCAAGAACAAAAAGAATTTATTGTTCAATATGCGAAAGAAGGTATGAGTGCATATGAAATATCAAAAATTATATTCCCAGATATAAATATAACAAATTTAACAAAAGAAGTAACAGAAGTAGCTAAATTTATAGAAGATATTGATCAGAAGCTTTTGCATCCTGACGAATCTGCAATAAACTCTCAGTATTTTGCGCCAAAATCTGTTTCGAGAGTAATTAAAAAAATTAATGATTATTGTCAAGAAGAACTTGACGAAAAGCAATTAAATCGTCAAGATTTAGACAACATAGAAAGCACAACGAAATTTTTGTCTGCACCTAGATTTATTCAAGTGATTAATACATATAGCGCCATGGATGATAGAAATTTATTTGAAGCTGAGTATATAAGATCTGTATGGGATAAACCAGACTTAACAAGTGATGAATTAAATTTGTACATTAATGTTTGTATGGATTATATTCATTTAAAAAATATTAGTAAAGCAATAGATAAATTAAATCGTATGTTTGAAGAATGTGAAGATCAGAGAGACATGACTGTACGATTAGCTGAATTATTAAAAACAAAAAGCGAAGAATACAATCAATGTGAAAAACGTCAAGAAACATTAATCGCGCGGTTAAATGGTGATAGAAAAGAGCGTATCAAGAATAGACATAAAGATAATGCATCTATACTATCACTTGTTAGAGTATTTCAAAATGAAACAGATAGAAAGCGTATGGTAGAAATGGCAGAAAAACAAAAATTACTTATTAATCAAGAAGCTGACGAATTAGAGAGAATGGATGTTTGGAAAGCTCGAGTTTTAGGAATATCAAAAGATGAAGCTATCTAAATTAGAAAAAATATCAAATGCTATAGGTGAGCGTTACTATACCATTCAGCTGATGTTAAATCTCTTCGAAGGTTTTGGCGGCAGTAATATTATTCAAGTTGGATGTCAAAAGCGGGACTTTGAATCTTTTCATTACGACTTATTCAATATACTTGCTGATTATGTTGATGACAAAAAACTACAATATGTCAATTATTCACTATACCATGATCATGATGATAATGCTAAGGCTATACAATCATTAATATATAAACAATATAATACAAAACAAATAAATATAAAAGATATATCAGAATATAAAGAATATAAACAAAATGATATAGATTTATTGATACTACATGATATAAACTATCCAATGCAAAAATTAATACAGCAAGTAGATAGTAAATTAAATTATTTAGAAGCTAGAAATATATTAAACGGAATAGAAGAAAAAGAATTTGAGCACCTATTTGGAGATGCAGTACATCCATGCAGGAAAACAATGCTTAATCAGCTAAAAACCTTTTCTAGCCGTCTTGCTCGCCGTGCAATCGTGGTTCTAGAAGGAAATGATTATCCTGGCGGCTCCCAAACTCTTCTTGCCAAGCGGCAATTGGAGAGGGAGGGATTTATTTGTTTATTAGATTTAAAACAGTCAGTGTGGATTAAGCGTTGAGTATAACATGTAAAATATGCGGTTCAAAATTTAGAAGTGAGCGTTCTCTCCACACTCACATAAAAGCGCATGGAATTTTGCTAGCTGAATATTATACAACATATTATCCTAGATATAATTTATATACAGGTGAATTAATTCCTTTTAAAAATAAAGATCAATATTTTTCTACTTATTTTTCCAATAATGTTGAATTAGAAAAGTGGGCGGCTACAGCCGAGCGCGAACATGTTCAGCAAATATTACTAGATATGTTGAGCAAAAGAATAATTAGCAAAGATTTGCAATACGCGCCTAATCATTTAGAATTAAAATTACTTGATTTACCAGAAATAGAAATATATAAAGTATTTTTTGGTTCATATAATGAAGCCTGTCGCAGGCTTCAGGTTGAACCTTTATTAAACAAAAGTGTAAAAAGTAAATTTTTAAAAGAAAATAAAAATTTAAATGACATTGAAATCTTGATTGATACTAGAGAGCAAAACCCATTAAAGTTTCCAAATAGCAAATCTCACAAATTAGATTTTGGAGACTATACAGCAACAGGAGAATATTATAACAAGACCTACATTGACCGAAAAAGTGAAACCGATTTTAAATCAACAATGACAGTAGGTTTTGATAGGTTCAAAAAAGAACTGCAGAGAACTGTAGATTTTGATTCTTTTTTATATATAGTTGTTGAGAGTTCAACAGAAAAAGTTATAAGAAACAATAGCTTTGGTCCTCACAAATCTAATTTAACTTTTGTATGGCATCAAATGAGAGTGTTATCTCATGAGTTTGCAAGAAGGTGTCAATTTGTTTTTTCTGGAGGAAGAAAAAGATCTGAGAATTTAATACCAATACTTTTAGATGCTGGTCCAGAGATGTGGCATTCAGACATACAATATTACATTGATAAAAGAATTTTAAAAATATGACTTGGGAAAAAGGAAAACAAAAAAGACGAAGTACTAGTAAAGATATAAACGAAAGAATATCTAAGTTAGAAGGCTTCTTAGAAGAAAGAGAATCGAAAATTTTATTATATGAATTTTTACGAGAGAATGTTACTTTTAGTACAAACTTAATTGCTGGGGTAGATTTATTCCCTTTTCAACATATGGCTATTAAATCGATGTTTGAAAGCGATTATTTTTTGGGAATATGGTCTCGTGGTATGTCAAAATCTTGGACCACAGGAATCTTTGCATTTATGGACGCCATCATGAACCAAGGTGTGGAAATAGGTATTCTATCAAAATCTTTTCGACAAGCTAAAATGATTTTCAAAAAAATTGAAGATATAGCAGCTAAACCAGAAGCGAAATACTTATCTCAATGCATTACAAGGGTATCTAAGCAAAATGACGAATGGGTCATGGAAATTGGAAGTAGCTCAATTAGGGCACTGCCTTTAGGCGACGGTTCAAAACTTCGGGGTTTTAGGTTTCATAGAATTATTATTGACGAGATGCTACTTATGCCAGAAAGGATTTATAATGAGGTTATTGTTCCCTTTCTATCTGTAGTGCAAAACCCAAAAGAAAGGGAAGATTTACATAATCTTGAAACCCAGTTAATTAAACAGGGCAAAATGAAAGAAGAAGACCGTTACGTTTGGCCAAACAATAAATTAATAATGTTGTCCTCTGCAAGTTACAAATTTGAATACTTGTATAAACTTTACGAAAACTTCGAAACCCTTATTAATAACGAAGGGAAGTCAAACACAAATGCATCTAGAGCTATAATGCATTTCTCATACGATTGCGCTCCAAAGCAATTGTATGACCAAAACCTTGTAGAACAGGCAAAGTCAACCATGAGTCAAAGCCAGTACGATAGAGAGTTTGGTGCAATATTTACAGATGACAGTTCTGGTTACTTTAAGATTTCAAAAATGCAAGAATGTACCGTCGAAGAAGGTGTGAGCCCTTGCGTTGAAGTGAAAGGAGAAGTGGGAGCTGAGTACATGCTTTCGTTTGACCCAAGTTGGGCTGAAAGTGAAAGTTCTGATGATTTTGCTATGCAAATATTTAAATTAAATAAAGAGACTAAGCAAAGTACGCTTGTTCACGTATATGCAATGGCAGGTCAAAACCTTAAAAATCATATTAATTATTTTCATTATTTATTAACTAATTTTAATATTGTATCAATGGTAGGAGATTATAATGGAGGAGTACAATTTATAAATGCTGTTAAAGAAAGTTCATTATTTAAAGTTGCTAAAATACAAATTAATGTACTCGAAACTGAATTTGATGATTTAGAGAATTATCATAAATCTTTAAGATCAGCAAAAAGAGAGATGAACGCTGAAGGTATTCCTTGTGTGCTTAGAAAACCAACTTCAGACTGGATCAGAAGAGCTAATGAATTGTTGCAAGCTAACTTTGATCATAAAAGAATATGGTTTGCCTCAAGAGCTATAGACGAATCATTTCAAAGCCAAAGAAAAAAGAAAATACCTATTCAAAAATTAAATTTTTTAAATTTTGCTGATGATGAAGAAAAACAAAGTGACGGTGCGAAAATGATAGACTTTGTGGAGCATCAACATGATATGATGGAATATACAAAAGGTCAATGCGCATTAATTGAAGTTAAATCTTCACCTCAAGGAACACAAACTTTTGACTTGCCTTTAAATTTAAAAAAGACGACTGGGCCCAGTAAAGCCAGAAAAGACTGCTATTCAGCACTAGTGCTTGGAAGCTGGATGATGAAAATTCATAACGACATTTACAACTTTAAGGATGAAACTGTTAATTCTTTTGTGCCAATGTTTATAAAGTAACTTTAAAAGTGACTTTTTGACTTTTCGGTGTACTATATATGTAATGAGCGAGCAGAAAAGAAAATATGTTAAAAAATCCTCTTACTGGAATAAATTTGAAAAAAAAGATAAAGCTTTAGACGAGAGTGGCTTTGAACCTATGCTTTGTGGCGACAATTACTACAGTGAAGCTTCTGAAAAAAGACCTCCAGTAATTACCACAAAAGCCTCTTGCTCGGTAAGAGACGCTTTGAAAAATGCAGACAGTGCAACTGCAGGCAGAGGAAGAATGGGCTCTGGAGTTAAAAGCGATAAGTATAAAAATATCGCTCAAGGGATGTTACCTTATACAGTAGGAGCTAATGGAATAGATATTAGAGAAACAATAGAACTGTGCCAAAAAGCATACGCTAATATTCCTATATTCAGAAACGCTGTGGATGTTATGTCTGAATTTTCTAATTCTGATATCTACCTTGAAGGAGGTAGTGAGAATGCGAGAAACTTTATATACAAATGGTTTGAAAAAATTAATTTATGGAAAGTAAAAGACCAATATTTTAGAGAATACTACAGAAGTGGAAATATATTTTTGTATAGAATAGATGGAAAATTTAATAAAGAAGATATTTTAAAATTAAATACTATTTATGGTAACGATTCTAAATATTTAAATCCAGGTAAAATACCAGTAAGATATATATTACTAAATCCATACGATATTATATCCACAAGAAGCAGTTCTTTTAATAATGGAGTGTATAAAAAAATTCTTTCTGAATATGAACTCGAAAGATTACGAAATCCAAAAACAGAAGAAGATAAACATATCTTAGATTCTCTTGACTCTGACTCAAGAAAAAAAATAAAAGAAGGTAGTTATCACTTGGGCGGAATGACAGTTAATCTCGATCCTAATAGATTAATTTATTCTTTTTATAAAAAACAAGATTACGAACCATTTGCAATTCCTTTTGGGTTTCCTGTTCTTGATGATTTAAATTGGAAAATAGAACTTAAAAAAATTGACCAAGCAATTAGCCGAACAATTGAAAATGTTGTTTTGTTAATAACAATGGGGGCAGAGCCTGATAAAGGAGGAATAAACCCTCATAGTCTTGGAGCTATGCAATCATTGTTTCAAAGTGAAAGCGTGGGGCGCGTACTTGTAAGTGATTATACTACAAAAGCTGAATTTATTATTCCTGAAGTAAATAAAATATTAGGGCCTCAAAAGTATGAGATTGTAAACCAAGATATTAGGGAAGGATTGCAAAACATTATCGTAGGAAAAGAAAACTATTCAAGCACTCAGATCAAAGCTCAAATATTTCTTGAAAGATTAAAAGAGGCGAGAAATGCTTTTATTAATGATTTTATTATGCCTCAAGTAAAAACTGTATGTAGAGCAATGGGATTTAGAAAATATCCTACAGTTAGATTTGAAGAGGTGGACATCAAAGATGAAGTTCAGTTCCAAAGGGTGATTACTAGACTACTTGAAATCGGAGTGATAACTCCTGAGCAGGGTATAGAATCTATAAGAACTGGATTGTTTCCAAATCCAGACACTCTATCTAATGCGCAAGAAAAATATATTGAACAGAGAGGCGAAGGGTTGTATAATCCACTCATTGGAGGTGTGCCTCCTGTTGAAGCTGCTGGATCTGAAGAAGACAGAGATTTAAGAGAAAAACAAATTGATGAGCAGGTGAAGCAACAGAATCAAAACAAGCCAAACCAGCAACCAGTAAAAAATACTCCTAATCAACCTGGCAGACCTACAGGAGCAAAAGCTAATCAGTTGTATTCTAGGCAATCAATCCAAGGAACTATATACGAAATAGAAAAGTTAAGAAGTTTAGCTTCTAAAGAAATTAAAAATAAATTTAACGTTAAAAGATTAAATTCTAATCAATCAAAAATTTTAGATAATCTTATCGAAGCTGTTGTCACATCAACTCCAAAAAAAGAATGGACCAAAGAAATAAAATCGTGCATTAAAAATGAAGATAAGATTGAAAAATTGACTTGTTTAGAAAGTGTTTTAGATATTTCTTCTCAACACCAACTTCCTGATTATCCAGCCTCAATATTATTTCACAGTCAAAATAAAGAAAGTTGAGATAAACACTGGGTTACTAGTGTACATATCATGTATATGAAACATACAATCAATGGAACAGTAAATAGTAAAAAAATTATTGTAACTGGAGTCACTGGGCAAGATGGCAGCCATATGGTAGATTATCTTTTAAAAAATGTTGACTGTAAAATTTTTGGATCATTGAGAAGGATAAGTGTGCCTAATTATAAGCACATTAAACATTTAAAAAATGAATCAAGATTTGAATCTATAAAATTAGATTTAACTGATTCGTACAGTATTCAAAATGCAATCACCAACATTCAACCAGATTATTTTATAAATTTTGGAGCACAGTCATTTGTGCAATCAAGCTGGGATTTTCCAGAGCAAACTTTTCAAACAGATGCTACTGCTATGATACATATATTAGAAGCAATTAGAAAGTTCGCTCCGAAGTGTCATTTTTATAACGCAGGGTCTTCTGAAGAATTTGGTGATGTAGTTTATTCTCCACAAGACGAAAAGCATCCTTTAAGACCTCAGTCTCCGTATGGAGCAGCTAAAGCCGCAGCTAGACACCTCGTGAGAGTATATAAAGAATCTTATGACTTGTACGCTATTCAAGGTTGGTTGTTTAATCACGAAGGAACTAGAAGAGGGTATGAATTTGTTACCAGAAAAATCAGTAATAGCATTGCAAAAATCAAAAAATGCATAGAAAAAAATGAAGATTTTAAACCTTTAAAATTAGGTAATCTTGACGCTAAAAGAGATTGGACAGATGCTGAAGATTTCATGGATGGCGTGTGGAAAATGTTAAACCAAGAAACACTAGATCCTAAAAATTATGTTCTAGCGAGTGGAGAAATGTATACGATTAGAGAATTCCTACAAGAAACTTTAAAACATGCAGGAATAAAATTTGTGGTATCTGGAGAAAAAGAAGATGAAAAATATCTAACTGAAGATGGAAAAACCTTAGTGATTATAGATCCGTCTCACTACAGACATGCAGAGGTTAAGGAATTGCTTGGAGATTGCTCAAGAGCTAAAAAAGAATTGGGCTGGAAACCTAAAAACAGTTTTATTCAATTAGTGCATAAAATGTACGATAATGATTACGCAGAAAGTTCTTAATTTTTTGTGTATTAAAAAGCATGAAAAAAATAATTTTAGATTTCTCTGAACAAATCCGCTCTAGTTCGTTATTTTGCGACTGTACTGAAGGGGATGAAGAATACATAACTATGGAAACATGGGCTGAAGAAAAAGGAAAAGGCAAGAAGTTAAATAAGCCTTTTAGAACCCCAGGGGGTCCAAAGAAATTTTCTGTTTACGTTAAAAACGAAAAAGGTAATGTAGTAAAAGTAAATTTTGGAGATCCAAATATGTCAATAAAGCGGGATAACCCAGAGCGTAGAAAAAGTTTTAGAGCTAGACACAACTGTGCTAATCCTGGACCAAAAACTAAAGCTAGATATTGGTCATGCCGTCAATGGAGAGCTGGATCAAAAGTTCAAGGATCAGAATTCGATCTAAGTGATGAAGAAGTTGATGCTGTTATTCTTGATGAGCTTGATGAATCAGAAGCTAAAAAGGGCAAACCAGGACTTTGGGAAAACATTAGAAGAAAAAAAGCTCGGATGGGGAAAAATTATAAACCAGCAAAACCAGGAGACAAGGACTACCCTGACGAAAAATCTTTGAAAAAAGCTCAAAAATCTTCGAAAGAAAAAAAAGAATCCAAGGGAGAACTAACAAAAGAACAAAAAAGCTTACCCCCTGCATTGCAGAAAAAAATATTAGAAAAAAAGGGTAAATCTCCAAAAGATAAAGAAGATAAAAACAAAGATAAAAAAGATAAATAAATTTTTAGTGTATTAAACAACACATGAATTTTAAATACAAAACAGCTTTTTCTCATGAGATCAAAGCTTCTGATAAAGATGTTAAGAATAATAAATTCACATCAGAAGCTTCTTTAGAACAATTAAAGAGTTTAGTTCCTGAAGATATTGATTTCAAAAGAAATATCGATCTTATAGGTTTAGCTTTTAATGCAGCAGTTATTAATCAATTTAATAAAAATGATGATGGAATTGATACAGCTACAGCAATGGCTATAAAAGATTATTTTGTTCATAAACCTACTAATATAGAACATAATAAAAAGAAAATTGTCGGACATATTGTTTCTTCAGCTTTTTCAAGATCTTATAACGATGAAATTTTTGAAATTAACAATCAAGATTCTAAAGAGCCTTTTAATTTAGCTCTGGGTGCAGTGATATATTCTAATGCTAATCAAGAGTTTGCAGATCTTGCTCTACGCTCTGTTAATCCGAATGATGAATTATATCAGTCAGTATCTGCAAGCTGGGAACTCGGATTTAATGATTATGTTATTGCTGCTGGTAGTCGAAAACTAAGTGAAGCTGAAATTATTACAAATGTAAAACATATAAGTGAATTGTCAGAATATTTAAAAGCTTTTGACGGTGAAGGGGAAATGAAAGATGGTACTCCTATTTACAGATTAGTTGTTGGAGAAGTTTATCCGCTAGGAATTGGATTCACAGCAAATCCTGCAGCTGAAGTTCAAGGTATTTATATACATAAGGATAAAAAAAAAGAGATTGAACTAGACGACCAAGAAGCTCAAGAAATTGAGCGCATAGAAGTACACAATAAAAACTTTTTTGAAAAAAGTGAAAAAAATATTTCACAAAATGAAAATTTACATGTAATAGAATCTATAAACAAAATTTCTACTATGGAAAAAAAAGAATTACTAGAAGACTTTAAAGCCATTCTCGAAGAAAAAATGCCTGGTCATGATTTCTCTCAGGAAACTGTGGCTAATGTTGGCCGCGTAATTGGAGATGCTATCAAATCCAAAAGCGAACAATATGAAAAGGAACTTCGTGCTCTTGAAGAGCATAAGTTAGAATTTGAAAAGTCTGAACAAGCATTGAAAGAAGATATTGAAGATCTTCGTTCAAAACTCGGTTCAGCTGAAGAACAAGTTTCTAAACTTAACGAAGAAATCGAAGCTCGTAAAAGCGAAGAAGCTTTTAACGCAAGAATGGACGAAATTGATGCGACCTATGAATTGAGCGATGAAGATCGCAAGGTTCTTGTTGCTGAAATTCAATCTGTTGGATTAGAAGATTCTGATTTTGAAGAATACAAATCCAAGCTTGCTGTAATGTGGGCTCATAAAAACAAAGAACATATCGCAGAGCAAGAAAAGCTTTTCAACGAAAAACTTGAAGCTGAAATTCAAAAACGTTTGAATTCAGAAAAAGTTGAAGTTGTCGAAGCTAAAGAAGAAGATTCTGTCGAAGAAGTTCTTGAGAATGCAGTTGCTGAAGAAGAAATTGTTGCTAATAACAATGTCGATACAGCCACTGAAGAAAAATCTTTAAAGGAAAAGTTTCAACAAGCTTTTGCTAGAGAGAATATATCAATCAAAATTTAACAAATATTAAAAATGCAAAAATTATTACCATTTAGACAATATGACGAACAAGACGTACTTGGAATCTTTTCTTTAGATGTATCATCTGAAAAAGTTACTAAGTATGTAGATTTAGCACCCGACAATGTAAATTTTGACGGTGGAGCTAATTGGAGTGGAACCCTTGTAAAAGCTACAGCTGGAAACGAGTTGGGTAAAGACGAACCTTTAAGAACAAACGATGCTTATCTTGGAGCAATTGGAAGCGGAGATCAAGGGTTTGCTATGCAACAAGGAAGTTTTTATCCTCAAGCCCCTTTGAAAGTAGAGGCTGTTGCAAGTGATCAAGATGAAAACGCTTTAGGTTTAACTCTTCGCCCAACAATGGCATGGGACGAAAATATGGAAAAGCTTCTTTACTATCCTGTAAAGAAAGATGAGTTTCAAGCTGTTCTTCCTGGGGAAACTGTTCCTGTTGTTACTCGCGGATTTTTTACAGTAAAATACGGCGGCACAACTACAGGAGTAACTATAGCAGGAACACCTGCAGTTGGCAATGTATTGAAAGCAACAGCTGTTGCTGGAGAATTGGGAGTAGCAACAAGTGCTCAGAAGGGCATCGCAAGAGTCCTTGCTATAGGAAAAAATGGAGGAGACAATGTAGCACTAATTCAATTTGGAATTTCTGCTGTCGCTTCCTAAAAGAAAGGAAAATTTAATATGAATATTACTTTAAAACGTACACAAGAACAAGTCGAGCTTATTAAAGCTATGGCTTCTAAGAATCGAAACGTTGCATATGAAGCTCAAGCTGCAGCTGCTGAATTTATTGGCCCTGTTTTGGCAGAAGTCATTAATAACGCTCCTGCTTTGAGCAATATGTTTAACACCTTTTCTTTTAATGATGATGACAATCCCTCTATTCCATTGGATCTGTATCATGATATTACAGATACTGATTATGTAGAGATTTACACTCAAAATGTTCCTGGTGGACTTCCATCCAACCATGTAGCACCTAAGCACAGCGAGCTTAAATTCCAAACTTACCGTCTTGAAACAGCAGTTGACTTTGATCGTCGATATGCTTCTCGTTCAAGGCTTGATGTTGTAAGTAAAACATTTACTCGTATCGCTCAAGAATTGCTTCAAAAACAAGAAGTTACTTCTGGTAACTTGGTAATGTCTGTTTTGGCAAAAGCTTTGACAAACGGCAAAAAACATGTTATTAAATCTCATACAGAGAATCAATTCTTACTTGCTGATGTTAATAAACTTATCACTCACGCTAAAAGAATTAATACAGCATGGAATCAAGGAACACCAATCAATGCAACTCGCGGAGTTACTGATTTGATTGTTTCTCCTGAAATTATGGGTGAAATTCGCGCTATGGCTTACAACCCCATCAATACTCGTACACACGGTTCTTCTTCTGTAACTGGTTCAGTTGGAGGTAGCGGATCTTCTGCTGGCGATGCTGTTACTGGTACAGTAGATAATCCTGGTGGAGTTATTGCAGCTACTGATAGCATGCGTGAAGCATTGTACAACAACGCTGGAACTTCTGAGCTTTATGGTATCTCCATCACTGAACTCAACGAGTTTGGTATTAGCCAAAGATTTAACACAATCTTTGATACTGCTGATGGTGATGCTGGTAGTTTTGGACAAGCTGGCACTCATTTTAATACTGCCGATGATGAAATTATCCTTGGCTTGGATCGCACTCGTGAATCCATGATGAGAGCTATTGCTGTTGATTCTGAAACTGGAGCAGAGTTGAGACTTGCTGCTGATGATCAGTATACTGTTCGTCAACAAAAGATCGGATACTATGGTTCAATTGAAGAAGGTCGTATGATCCTCGACAGTCGTGCCCTCACAGGTATTGTTGTGTAAGACACTTCTTAACACATATTAAGAGTTTAAAAAAATCCACCTACGGGTGGATTTTTTTATTCCCAGATTTAACATAAAAGTGTAACCTAAAATAATATTATGGCACAAAGCAAAGCAAAAAAAACGAAGAAAAAAGCTCAAGAAAGCGTTTCAAGGACGAATAAAGAGATGATGTATACAGATGGTAAAGCTACAATAGCAAGCGAAGAAAAAAAACTAACTGATTTAGAGTCAATATTGAACCCTGGGATTTTAACAAATCATTTTCAAGCGAAAACAGGAGAAGAATTTGATAGTAAAATGGCTGATATGTCCATGCCTGAGCTGCAATCCTTGGCTGTAAAAGTCGGAGTATTTCCTTCTGGAAATAGAACAACTTTAAAAAATAAATTAAAGAAAGAATTCAATAATGTTGTGTTTACAGGAAAAGGAAAAGTCATGCAATCAGAAAGACCAATGTTTGATTTTGACTCTTTAACTGCAGAGCAAAAAAAATTATTTAAAGAAATTTAACATGGGGCAACTGGATGATATTGCTGGAGATATATATGATACTGAATTTTTTGATGAAGTAGCGACTCCAGGAGAAATAGCTGCAGCAAAAGCTAGGATAGCTGCTTGGCTAGAAACCAATATTGGACAGTTAAATGTATTAATAAATTCTTCTTATAGAGTAGATGCAAGCAATGATACTTGCCCTGTTTTGCAGGATGAAGAAATTGCTATATTTATACAGTTATACCTTAAGTATTACTACAAAAGACAAAGTCAATCTATTCTTAAGAATTTAACATCAACCACAGTAATTTCTGGAACTCCAATTTATACAATGTCAGATTGGACAGAGTTGCGAGAAGGAGATTCTCAAATTAAAAGAGTCTCGCAAAACGCTTCTCCGCAACAAAAAGTTCAAATAGCTCAAGCTTATAAAGGATTCTCTTCTGAGGCTGATGTAAAATTAAGTGAATTAATTCATGCCTATAATATGTATAAATCTGTGCCAAGGCAAGTTGTATCAGATGGTATAATAAATACTCCTCCAACACCTACTTAAAATGGCAGATTTAATTCCAGGGTCTGACAAAATAGCTTTTGATGCTATTTTTGACGATATTCACGATACTTTTGCGAGAGAAATTACAATTTTTAAAAAAGAGAAAAAAGTATTTGTAGCTACGAATCCCACTTATAACGCACTGTACTCTAGACTTAAAAACGCAAAAGGTTCAGAAAAAACAGTTGAAGCTATAACAGTGAAAGCACGAGTTGCATACGCTGGGAATTTTGAATTCTTGAGAGCCAATTCAGAAAACGAAATTATGGGAATAGATATCCCAGCAGATCATGTAAGAATTAAAATTGATGCAGCTGGATACAATTTAATCAAGCAAGCTACTGATATAGAAATTGACGGAGAATTATTTAACATCACATCTGACGCTGCAAAATCTGGATTGTTTAAAGTTAATTACTACAATTTATTGCTAAAAAGAAGGAGTTAATATGCCTGTAAGAATAAACATGAGAGCTTTAAAAGCGATAGAAAACTCTCAAGTTGCTCCAATTGTAAATAAGCAAGTTGAAATGAGTATAATAAAATCGGCAAAATTAGCTCATCAAAAAATGTTAAAAGCATTTGATAATCACCCAGTAACAAAAGAAATTATGTCAGGGCCTGAAGGGTATAATCAAAGCGGTACATTAGGAGGATATGGTAATTTATTTTCTTTTATTGGTTTCGAAGAAGGTATGGATCCTATAGCTCCAATTAGATATATACTACAAAAAAGTTTAAATGTTAAAGCTACACCTTCAAACCATAAATCAATGATCATGAATTTTTTAGTAGAGCTACCCTCTAAAGAAAGTTTGTTTGAAGCCTCTCCAATGCCGTGGGCTAGTGGTAGAAGTTGGTTGGAGGGAATCGAGCGGGGAATATCTGGACTTGGAAATTATCTTAACACAATGTCTTTTTCAAGTAGGTCTGGAGAAGGTGTGCAAACAAAAAATAAAATTCGAAGCGGTGGATTCAGGAATACTCAGTATTTGAGTAGTTTATTAAACAATCTAGCAATAGATGTTAGAAAAGGAGTGTCGTTTAAAAAATGAATGTTGGGTTTGATCATGAGTTACTGTCTAGTTTTTATTTATGGTGTGATGATAGGTTAACTTATTTTGCTGAAGCTTATCAGCCAATAGAAACTCATACTTTTGAATTTGTTGATTCAATTGATGTTCCAACAAATTACCACGCGTATTACAGCCCATACAGACAATTCGTATGGTCATCTGATAAATTTTTAGTTGACGATCATGTTGAAATTGGAGGATCTCAAGTTGTTGATAAAAATGGGATATATATAGATTATAACAATGGCAGAGTATTGGTTGATACAGCTACACATGGATCAAGTAAAACTTTAAATATTCAGGGGAACTTTGCATATAAAACAGTAAATTTATACATCACCGATGAGACTGAAGAAAATGTTATTTTAAATAGTGATTTTATTATTAGCCCTTTAAATCAAACTTATATGCAAACAGCAGGAGGATTCAGTGATCAGATGTATACTGTTCCTGCTATATTTTTAACATTATCAAGTTCAACAAATGAGCCGTTTGCTTTCGGCGGAATGGATTGCACAAAAGTAAATGTAAGATCTGTTGTGGTAGCTGATTCAAATTACACATTGGATGGTGTACTTTCTATTTTTAGAGACTCTGCACGAACAAGTTTTAAATTAATATCTTTTGAGGATTTTCCGTTTGGAGAATTTCATCATATTAAGTCCCATCCATATAAATATAACTCATTATCTAACTCTTCTTCAGCTCATTGTTTTGTTGATGAAGTGAGGGTTTCAAAGCTTACGGATCGTTCAAGAGAAAGAATTACAGGGTCAAAAGATTATAAGATTGGTTTTATTGATTTCCAAATATCAAAACCAAGAACTCCAAGAGAAATTTTTTCTAGATAAAATTTCACATTTATCCTTTTTTTCTGTAATACTAGATACTAACAATTTTACACAAAAAATATTATGGCAACAGATAGAATTATTTACCAAAGTGAATCTTTGTTTGTCAGCGACATTAAAAAAAGTGGTGGAAACATTACTGACGCTGATATTTCAGAGGTTAATCGTGTTCAGGATATGAGTTATAACCTTGAGGTTTCTCGTACTGACATTAATGAGTTTGGTCAACTTGCAGCTCTTTCGAGAGAGGTAACTGAACCCCCCACAGTGTCTTTAGATTTTTCTTACTTACTTACGGATGGCACTCAGGAAGAAAAATTGGGCTTTACTTTAAACAGTGCTGATTCATTACCTAAGAGTAGTGCAGACTCAATGACAAAAACTATCCTCGGAGGATCGACTGAAGAAAAAAATTATTACATATTAACCGTACCCGAAGGAGAAGATGTTCATGGCAATACTCCACTCAACGCCGCTGATCATGGAGTGATTGGGGTCGGAAACGGATTTGTCACAAGTTATGGAATGACCGCTGCAGTAGGAGAACTAGCAACAGCCAGTGTTTCTGTAGAAGCATCTAATATCATGTTTAAAAATGATATTAGTGGTACTTTTAAAAACCCTTCAATTGACACCAGTTCTTCAACAGGAGATAGATTAAGTAATACAGTTAATTTTGCTAGCGTAACCTCTAGTGATGGAAGTATCCAGAACACTACAACTGGTGATGAAATTTATGCTATTCGACCTGGTGATATTCTTATTGATTTTGATGCAGTTGGATATTTAGACGGATCAAAAAGCGCAGGTGACTTAAATGTTGGCGGAGCAAGACTTCCTGGTGCTGGAGGTGCATTGGGGGCAGGTAATACAGCTGTTCACGTTCAAAGTGTATCTCTTGATATTCCTATCGGAAGAAGTCCGCTTAATAGATTGGGTAGTCATTTTGCATTTGCAAGAAAAACCGATTTCCCTGTAAACATGACTTTGAGTGTAAGCGCTCTGATGACAGATTTTACAGACGGAAGTCTTGATGGATTGATGTGTGAGGCTGAACAGAAAAGAGACATAGCCATTGTTCTTAATGATAGATGCGGAAATGCAACCAATATGGTATTCGTTATGAAGAATGCTATACTTGACACACAAGCGTTTTCAGCTTCTATTGGAGACAATAAAACTGTTGACTTGACTTTCTCTTCTCAAGTGGGTGGAGCGAATGATAGTGAAAATGGCATCTTCTTGCTTGCTGAGCCAACCAACAAGATTCCAGAATACGGAGAGACTCCAACTCCTGAATCTTTCTAAAGGAAAGAAAAGAGTTTTTAAAAAACCTCAGGTTTCACACCTGAGGTTTTTTTGTGTAAACACACAAAAGGTAAAAGGAAAGTTTATTATGAAAAAAGAAAGAGAACTCTTAGAGTTTCAAGTTTTGCGTACAATCGTAAATTTATACAAAGGTTTTTTGTTAACAATAGAAGATCTCAATAAAGATCATAAGATGCAGTTTGATAAATTAAAACAGTCAATACCTGAACATGAGGATTTACTGCGACAAGCTGAATATTTAGATGAAGCGCAATTAAACTATTTAAGAAAAAAAATTTTAGACAATGGCAATGACGCTAGAAGAGAGCTCATGTCTTATATGGAAAATTTTGATATAAACTTTAAAAAATAAATTTAAATATTAATATAATAAGGTAAAAGGTAAAATATGATAACAGAAAAAAACACACTATATTCTTTCTCTATAAATATCGAAAAAGAAGTTGAAGAAGAAGTAGAGAAAAAAAGTAGAAAAAAGAACAAAGAAACAGGTAAAACTGAAGTTGTAACAACAACATCAATAAAAACTGTAAAAAAAGAAGTTCCATACAACGTATATATCAAGAAACCAAATAGAACAGAACTTGAAGATGGAGATATGTTTTATAGCTTGGAGCTAAATAAATACATCAAAATGGGCTTGCTAACAAAAGCAATGCTTGCGAAGCAATACGGTAATCAAGGAGGAGTATGGTCTGAGAAAGAGCAAAAAATATATTCTGAATTACTGTATAAAATGCACAGCAAACAACTTGAAGTTCAACAGTTTTCTTTGCTTGGAGATAATGGAAAGTTATCAGTAAGGCAGAAAGATAAGTTAGAAACTGCAGTAAAGGAACTTGCTGAAATCAAGAAAGATCTTACAGAATATGAAATGATTCAAAACTCTCTGTTTGATCACACTGCAGATGTAAAAGCTAGGAATAGAGCTATCATGTGGTATATTTTGCATATGACTTATTTCACAGAAGGTGATGAAGATGATCCTGTATTTGAAGATTTTTTTGAGGGGTTAGACTTTCAAGAAAAGTATAGCGACTATCAGGAAAAAGAAGATGATCAAGATCCTTTATATTCGGCAGCTATAGATAAGATTTCTTCAATTATGACGATATGGTATATTAGTGGCACTCAAGATAAAGAGGGTGTAGAAAGTATATTAAAAGAAATGAAGTCTATTGAGAAAGAAGAAGAAGAAGAAGAAGAAGAAGAATTAGAAGCTGAACCAGCTTCGAATGAATGAAGATAATAAGTTTTTTGAAAATTTATTTTTAGAAATTAAAGATGGATTTTCTGAATTTGATTTTCAAGATCAAGTTCTGTATATTAAACACTCTGATTTAAATCAGTTAAAAGTTATCAATGATAATTATGAATTCTTTTTGGGTAGAGCTAAAAAAATGGGAATCCCAACTGAAGAGCAGGTTTTGCAGGATCTTGAAGAAGGTGATTTATGGACTAAGAAAGATGAAAGTTTATATCAAAGCTTAGAGATCGAAATTAGCAACATCAAAAAAACTTTATCAAACCTTTTTGTAGAAAAAGAAAAAAACAATCTTAAACAAAGGCTTGATGAAGCTGAAAAAGAATATTTAGAAAAAAAGAATATTAGAAGCGCGTTAATGCTAAATTCTGCCGAGCAGTATGCAGAGCGCAAGAGTAATGAAAAATTTGTTTTTCATTCTTTGTACAAAGATAAAGAATGTTCTAATTTATTCTATAATAATGATGAGTTTGATGAAATAGATAATAAAGAGTTAAGCGAGTTGTATGTGATATACAATGATTGTGTTGAAAAATTTTCAAATAAAAATTTAAAACAATTATCTATAAGTCAAATGTTTACAAGTTTATTAAATATATACTCCAAAGACTTATCTAACTTTTTTAAAAAACACCCATTAGATCTAACTTTCTATCAAATTAATTTATTGAACTATGGAAAGCTATTCTTATCAATTTTTCAAAACCATGAAATTCCTGAATCAATATCTAAAGACCCTGATAAAATTTTAGAGCATATAGACAAAAGCAAAAAAATAAAAAAAGAAAATTTAAAAGAAAAAAGTTCAAAATCGGACGGATTCTCTTACGCAGGAGCCACACAAAAAGAATTGGAAAAAATGGGAGGAAGAAAAAAGAAAGGAGTTGATATTCATTCAATAGCAGATGAAAAAGGGGGCGAGCTATCAATGGATGATTTTATGAAAATCCATAAAAAATAGTGTAATACTTAACAGGTTTAAGGATAATTCATGAGTGTAGTAAATATACCAACTAGTGCGACTGGCTATCATCAAAGTATTGTTAGTCAAGCAACTACTGCCCAGAAAGCAGTAAATAGAATGCAGATGTCGCCAAGATTGAATCCTCAAGGAATTGTACAGCCATTAGGAAAAATTACAAATTCAGCGAGTGAATTCCAAAAATCAATGGATGCATCCGCAGCTCGTGTTTTTGCTTTCGGGGCTGCAGTTGGAGTGATTAATGGAATATCCGATGCGTTTAGAGGAATAATTCAAGCAACAGCTGAAGTCGAAAAGTCGTTAAAAGATATTCAAGTTGTTATGGAAGCAACGGATAGTGCTATGAAAAAATTTGGAGATGGATTGTTTGACGTAGCAAGAAACACAGCTACTAGTTTTCAATTAGTAGCAGAATCTGCAACAGAATTAGCTCGTCAAGGTTTGAGTTCAGAAGAAACTCTTGCTAGAGTAAATTCCGCTTTAGTACTGAATAGACTATCAGGATTAGGGGCCGTAAAATCTACAGAGACTTTAACAGCAGCTATAAACTCATTTAATAAAGAAGGGATTACTCATGAACAAATTGTGAATCGAATGGCTAATGTCGATGCTGCTTTTGCTGTATCCTCCGCTGATTTAGCTGAAGCGATATCAAGAGCTGGAGCTGTTGCGCAAGAATCAGGGGTTCAGTTTAACGAACTAGCTGCGATTGTAACCGCTGTCCAGCAAAGAACCGCCAGGGGTGGTTCTGTCATAGGTAATGGATTTAAAAGTATATTTACGAGAATAAAAAGAAGTAGAGTTAGAGATGCTCTAGAAGAGATCGGAGTAAGCACCACAAATTTAGATGGTAGTTTTAGATCTTCAATTGATGTATTGAAAGATTACGCTGGAGTTTATGAAACTTTATCAGATTCTCAAAAGTCATACACTTCAGAACAAATTGCTGGAGTATTTCAAATACAGAATTTGCAAGCGTTAATATCTGATTTGAATGATGAGTACTCTGTGTATAATAGAGCTTTAGGTGTCGCTAATAATACAACTAATGAAGCCACGAAAAGAAACGAAGAACTAAATAAAACTTTATCAGCTGTTTTTACGCAAACTTCGTTAACCGCAAAAGAATTAGCGGCTTCAATTGGAGAAATAGGTTTTTCGGACAACTTTAAAGAAATTTTAACATTTTTAAATAATTTAGCGGGAAAGTTAAATGAAATGCTTTCGGAAAATAAAGGGAGTGAATTAGCTAAAGGCTTAGTTCGCGGAATAGGAGCTTTTCTGACGGGTCCTGGTTTAGTTATTCTTGGCGCGGCTTTTATTAAAATTTTTGCAATGGTAACTAAATTTGCAAAAGAAGCTTTTTCTGATTTGTTAGGGGTTAATAAAGAAACTAAAAGACAACAAAGTTTGCAAGTTGCTATTAGTCAAATATTATCAACAAACGCTGGCTTGTATCAAAAAATATTTGCAGCGGGAACCAGTACTGCGAAGCAAGAACAAATGATATTAAACATCATAAAGCAAGAAACCGCAGAAAGACTGAAGCAAGAAGCGGTGATCAAAAGAATAGCCGCTTCAAGTAGCTTGGTTGGTATCGGAGCATCTGATAAAGGTTTTGTGCCTATGGGGAAAAGAGGGGCTAAGAAAACAGGTAGAAAAACTTTAAATGCAGCGAACGGTTTTCTTCCATCGTTTAATCAAGAAAAACGAGATATTAATAAAGGGGTTGGCGGAGCAAAGACAAGCGATAAACCAGTTTTATTAAAAAATCATAAGATGGGAAGGGGGCGCACAGAAAATGTAATCGCTCACACTGGCGAGTGGGTGATTAATAATTTTGGTGGTAGTGGAGGAACTGCAATATTTAACAGGGATATGGCAAAGCAGTATGGATTACCTAAAGAAGCAAAAAAAATTACCGCATCTGGAGGGCTTATTCCAAATTTTAGCAAGAAAAGAAAAGATACACTTACTAGACCTTCTCTTGAATTAGGTTGGTCTCCAGGCGGAAGATCCCAAATATCGCAAAAAAGTGATCCTTTTGATAAATTCACAGCGACAGTTAGCAGGATAGAACAAGATAAAACAGCAGATGAAACAAAAGGTATCGTAAAAAAAGAATCAGGAAGATTCTTGCAACCTTATTGGGTTAATAAGAACAATAATAAGCAAGTATCATCAGAGTGGAGTGGTTCAAATTGGGGAGGATCTAGCTACAAAGAGATAAGTAAGTTGCCCGAAGAAGAAAGGCAAAATTTTGTTAAAAAATATAAAATACATTCAGAAAATTTTAAACAATTCAAAGCTAAAGGTTATGGACAATTAATGAAAACGTTTCCATACAATAATTCAAAAAAATATATTAAAGATATTGTAGATAGCGGGGGTTATTCTGGAAAGTCTCAACCTCAAGAATTAAAACAAAAATTTGCGGCTTTAAACATGAATTTATCAGGAGCTGCTGGGGAAATTAGTGGAGCAAAATATTTAAAAAAAATAGGGTATTCAGATATAAAATTTATTGCTGCTGGAAAATCTTTTGATTACACAGCGAGAAATAAGAAAGGGGATAAAGTTCTCTTCGAAAACAAAATGAAAGAAATGCAGAATATATCTGCATATCTTAAGAAAGGAGCCACAGAGTATTTAGGTACTATTGCTGCTCCAGGCATTAAAGATAATAAACCTCAAAATATAAATTTAGATTTAGTCAAATCTTCTGGGAGTCTATTATTTCCATCAGGGATTAATGCTGTTACTGCAAAAGATTCAAAAGAAACAAATTCAAAAATTACTCATAAAAATTTAGTGAAAGATTCTAAATTGAGAGAGCGGCTAGATAAAGAATTAGAATTAATATGGAAAAACCCTGACATTAAAGATTCAGTTAAAAGCGAAGAAACTATAAGAAATTTTTTATTTCATAACGCAGAGTCAAAAATACCAAGATATTCATCAGGATTCGTTCCAAACTTCGGCCCTAGGTGGGGTAGATTTAAGAAGTATAACAAAGATAAGTCTCTTAAGGATTTACGAAAAAAACAAGCTGATAACAAACAGATGGAAGAAGCTTTCTATGTTAGATCTGCAGACGCTGCTCAAAGATTTCAAAGATTTAATAATAAATTTGGAGTAGAAAAAATTGACGATTTATTTAACGTACTTCCTTTTTCAGAAGGATATGTGCCGAATTTTATGATAAAAAAACCTGGCTTTGGTAGGAGCGGTTCAGTTTATTCCATGAATAGAGGAAAGGAGAAAGTTTTAAACGTATCTCATATTAGAGCTGAAGAAGGTGAATTTGGTTCAAGTATATATAAAAATTTGATGAAAGAAATTGAAAGTGCCGCTAAATCTGGACAACCATACACAAAGATAGACGCTGGCTCTGTAATTGGACCGAGGATACCAAGAGCTTTGTTAGCTGCAAAAAAAATGTTAGACAAAAAAAGGCTTTCCTCGAATATTCCAAAAATGACACTCGAAGGAGTTTTTATTCCTAGACAGCTAAGAAAGAGAGTAGAAGGGTTTAGGCAAGATAATTACTATAGAGAATCTGGTAAATTTCGAACAAAAGATCCAGCAGAATACTTACCTGGAGAAGAAGGTAAATTAATTAAATCTCTTCGAGCATTTGGTTTAGGTCGTAACGCTCATAAGCGCAAAGCGTTTGTAAGGTTAGAAGATTTACCAATTGGTAAGAATTTTTCAAAGGGATATATTCCTAATTTCAGGAATGTTACCTTGTATAGAGGGCAAAAGCAAAAAGAGTTAGATTTACCAAATATTGGTAAAAATATGCCAAGTTTTGATGCAGCTAAAACCCCACAGGAAGTAATTGGTGTTATTCAAAAATTTGTAAAGTCTCATTCAACAGGCCCATTATCTGGATACAGAAACATGGGAGAAGTTGACGGAAAAATGCCTTCAGGAGCAACATCATTTTCGACAAGTAGAAAAGTTGCCGAAAATTTTTCTAACTCTATTAATATAGGACAACCTGTTTTACCTGGCAAAATTTTTGAAAAAATAGTTCCTGAAAAAAACATTTTTAGCAAAAAAAAGTTGTTGAAAATTTTTAATAAAGGAGCTAATCCAGAAAAAAACTTTTATCCAAAAGTTGATCAATTTAAGACTGCAATAAAATCTGGAGCGGTAGAAAAATGGGCTAAGAAAAATGGAGGAGTGTTCCTGAATGTAGCTGGAGAATATAACGATAAAAGACATTTAAGTTTAGCTAAAATGGACGCAGGAAGAATGCGTAGTAAATATGGAAAAGATATGGGCTCAATTGTACCTGAAATCGATGTGGGTAGGACTTTGAGTGGGAAAAGAGATATTTTCAGAAAAGAAAAAGAAGTTATGCATATTATGTCTAGAGGATACGTTCCTAATTTTTCGTTTAGAGGTGGTGCTCTTAAGAGAATTGCGACTAAAATGCATAAACCAGCAATAGAAGACCCAAAGGGGAAAATATTATACCAGGGAAAAAAGTATAGAGAAGCTAAATTTAACACTCCTGATTGGGATAACCCTAATGTAAAATGGATTAGCCCTGTAGCGCAAAGAATACAAGGTGGCAAACAAGAAGTTGAGGAATTTGCTAAATATTTATCGACTAGAAAAGATATTCCAGCTTATGTAGCTTCAAATTTCAAAAAGGGTTTAGAGAAAGAAAAAGCTGCTTTAGAAGAACAAAAAAAACGACATTACGAGCTTGGTAAGAAAATCAAAATGGGCAATGCAGGTTATTACGAAAGAAAAAATCATTTTACAACTCCTTTGCCTGAAGATAATCCGTTTAGAGTAGAATTAAAATATCTTAAAAAAGATAAAATTAATGATCTTGTTCAGGGTTTCAGGAATAATTACTCAAAAGGATTTATTCCAAATTTTGCAGCTGGAGTCAAAACATCAAGAGGGTTTTTCTCTACCCAGCGAATAAATCGACTTAAAGGTGGGCAGGCAGCCAAAGATCAAGATGGCAATAAAGTTTACATGAATATGTTTTCACCTGAAGATCGGAAGAAGATCAAAGGATTTCAAGCAACTTTCTCAAAAGAAAACATGGCTGCTACAAGACAAGTTTCTAGAGATAAAAAAAATGAAATGCAAACCATTGACGCTTCCAGGCAGGCAACCATGCTTGTAGCTACAAATAATTTAAGAAAGAGGGTTGATACAAAAATAAAACAAGGGAAACAAGATATAAGATTAAAGTACAGGGTAGAAGGATTGAAGCCTTCGAGATTAAAAAACTCAGAAGAAAAAATTAGAGGCAGAGTAGAGAACCTTATGCTTAAAGAATCTTCTTTTTTAGCTCAAGAAATGGCAGGAGCTGGCAACTTTGGAGCTAACACCCCTCCTGTTACAAGAATAGCAAATGCTGGTAGTGTAGGTTCTGCTGCAGGATCCATCTTTGAGACAGCTTTAAAGGCAGTTGGGAAAAATAAATTATTTACAAAAAATAATGCTAGTTTTGACATAGCTGGATTTCCAGATGAAAAATTGCAAAAATTATTTGGTTACTACACTCCTTTTGCTGATGCTAAAATTGGATTAAGCCCCGATACCAAAAGAGACTTTAATCAAAAATTGCTAAAACTGCCAAGTAGTCAGGCTGAAATAGGTAAGCAAGATGCAGTTAAACAACAAGCAGTATCTAGATCTTCTCGAAAGAATTTTGGGCCTCTAAGAAAATCTGAAGGTTTTATACCAAATTTTGCTATTAAAAAATGGGAAGCTCAAGATTTTATAAATAAAGGTTTAGCGAAAAATCTAAGAGACGCTAGTAAGAGGTTTACATCCAGAGATCATGAAATAATGTTTGGAGGTAAAAGATTTAATTCTAGCAGCCCAGGTATAAGCGTGAAGAAATTTGGACAAGAAAAATCTTTTGATGCAGATTATCAGAAAATGAAAGGAGTTAGATCTCAAGATAATTTTATATTTGGTCCTACTGTTAACAATAGAGAAGAAAGAAATTTCCAAATGTTATTAGCTCAAACACAAAGAATGAATTTGGAGGCAAAACAACAAAGAATAGCTAGAGAGCTTTCTAAAAAACAGCAAGGAATTAAATCAAGAGATTATAAGCCTACTACCATAGATAAAATCTTTAAAACGAAATCAGTAAGATTTGATCAGATTAATTCCATGGGCAATTTAACAAAAAAACAATTTAAGCTTTATGGTGGCGCAAATAAAGATTTGACTACAGCTTTTCATAAAAAACAAAATCAACTAATGCAGTTATTAACGAATCCCCCTGAAGATTTAGATACAGGCTTTAGGAATGGGAAAGGTTATTACAGTCCGCAGGTAGAACAGTTAGAAAAAGAATTAAAAGATATCAAAGATCAGAGAAAAAATTTACAAGCAAAATATAAAAATATTTCAGATAAATCAATACTAAATAAGTTTCGAAAAAAATTTGGCGGAGAAAGAATTTTTGTATCCCCGAGGATGAGAAGGATGTTAAGCAGAGCAGCTAAAGGTTTCATACCTAAACCAAGAAAACTTGAAGGTAAAGAGTATTCTCAGTTTAGCACTTCTTTAGCTAGGTATAATTCTAGAGTGTTGAAGGGTAGTGGAAAAAATAATCAGGGCGACATGCAGTCAAAAATGTTAGAGTCTTTAGATTCTAGAAAAATGTTTAAAATATCAAGAAGAAAAAGAGAAGAAACTTTAGGTAATATTAAACAATATCTTAATTCGGATATATTTAAAATGTTGCCACAAGAAATTAAAAATAAAGTAAATAATTATTATAAGAAACAAACTAAAACTTCAGGAGATAATGAGTATTTAAGGCATTCAAAAAATCCAAGTTTTACGGGAAGAATCAATAATTACGCGGGCGGATTTGTGTCTAATTTTTCTCAACCATTACAGCAGGCAATAGCAAGAGAAGGAGTTGCCTTAAAAGAAAGAGGATTACCAAAATCTTCAATTAAAGTTGAACAATCAAATAAGTTAAAAAACAATAAAAATCCAATGGGGTTAGCTGTGACCAATAAATTTGACGAACCAGGAGGTCTTTTTCAAGGAATAAACCGAGCTAATCAAATGGGGATAGATCCAAAGACTCATGGCATGTCCGAAGGGTACGTTCCAAATTTCAGGATGATACAAAAACTGATCCCAGGTAAATATTTAAAAGACTTAAATCGTAGAATGCATGCTGGAAAGTTTTTGAAAAAAAGAGGGGAGCGGGGGAACCCACAAAGTGGCAGTGGGTTTGGTCAAAATCTAGCAATGGGAGGAATGTTTGCAGCTCCTATGGCTAATGAAATGATGTTCGGGGGGCAAGAAAAACCCTTAGGAGTAGGCGCGTCTGCAGCCAGTGGCGCCATGACAGGAGCAGGCTTTGGAGCTATGTTTGGCGTTCCAGGAATGATTGCAGGGGCTGGCTTAGGAGCTGCCCATGGAGCAATAAGCTCTTACTCAAAAAAGGATGGAGTGGAGGCTAGCTCAAGAATGATGGAAGGGTTGAAGAAGTCAAAAGAAAAACTTGATAAAATTATGAATGACGGTTCAGCTATGGAAAGTTTTGGAGCTGGACTAATAGAGTTAAATCAAGCTATGGAATCAGGCGACCCTAAAGAAATAGTGGCTGCAAATAAAAAAATGAGAGAGTCTTTGATGAATATAGCTGATCCAAAACTAAGAGATAAGCTTCACGAAATTAGAAGTTCTAGCGTATCAGCTTCAGAGAAATTAAAAATGATGGGGGAAGCTATTAATGACGTAAAAGGCAGAGCTGAAGAATTTCAAGGGTTAATGAATGCGGGAGGAAAGTTTCAAGAACATACCCAGAAAAATGCAAAATTAGGTGAGGGGGCAATGGGTGCGATTGCTGATACGTTTTCAGCGACTGCTGAAGGATTGATGAATTGGGAATGGCAAGGAGGTAATTACGCTAAAAAAAGAAGAGATAGGATGTCAGGAACATTTACTCAAACTGAAGAAGGAGAAGCTGCAGCAAAAGATACTGCCATGAGTTTTTTAAACCCGATTATGAAAAATAATGCTATAGAAGCTAGGAATCTTGCAAATGAAAGAATTGCTTCTGGAGCAGCTTCAAGAAGCATAGCTTCTGATAAAAAATTGATTCAAGATTTAATCAATAGCAATAAAAGATACATTGAAATAACGAAAGAGCGAGATGAAATATCACGAGCTCAAAAAAGTGGAGAAATTGGTGAGAAAGAAGCGTTTCAAGGAATCCAAAATCTAAATTCAGAAAGAATTGATTTGGATAAAAATTATGCAAGAAAAAGAAGAGATGTTGAAGGCTTTAATGATTCTAGTATAGCAAGCTCCTTGATGGAAATTTATAAAAGTGGAGAATTTAATTTAAGCCAAGAAACTTTAAAAAAGTTTGAAGATATAGCAGATGGATTAGATGATGTAAGTGGTGAAATTTCCAATTTAAAAGGTTTATCTACAACAGAGATTGAAGTTAAAAGAAGAGAGGGTTTAGTGACAGACGCCAGTGCGGGTGTGGTTGATAGGGTAGCTTTGCAAGATTTTAATCAACAGGAAGCGGGGTTATTTAGATCGGGTCAATTTGAAGAAACAGAAGTAATTCAACAGTTAAAATCTAGTGGGCAAAATGCGGTAGCGGTGGAATTAATGAAGCAGCTTGAAAATGAAACTGGTGTACTTGCTCGAGCTTTCGCGAAACACTACGAAGATGCTAATAAAAAAATCGCTACCAGTTTTTCGGATTTGTCAAGTTCGATGGATGCAGCTAATACAACGTTATCAACCAGAGAAAGATTAGATCAAAAAACGCTTAGCATGTATCAAAAAATAATTTCCGCTCAGGATAGGATGAATTCTGTCATGGGGAACTACGCAAATGCTGTAAGTAAAGCTTCTGGGAATTTAGAAAACATGAATGATTTTTTGATGTCTGGAATTGATTATTTGGTAAGTACTGGATCAATGAAACAAAGAGAAGGTATTCAGCAAGCTGCAATAGTTCAAGGGAAAACTATGAAAGCTAGTCAAAGAATCGAAGAAAGTCAAGCCTTGTTTGAAATACTTCGGAGTAATGTCAATCTTGATAGTATGATGAACTTAACTCGATCCGAAAGAAGAGAGTTGGGAGAAACTATACCTAACCCCTCCACAAAACTTGGAGAGTTTAAACAAGATACTCAAGAAATGTACACTGGACAAGATAGTGTTATTGCGCAAAAATTTGATGAATTTTTAAAAGTTAATGAGGATGGCAATATTACACTGAGTGAGATTAAAGGGTTTCAGGCAGAACTTAGGACGGTAGGAAAAAGAGGAAATGATATTGCTGATGACATGAGTCGAATGTCTGAAAATTTTGCGATAAAAGCTCAGCAACAGAGAGAAAAGATGCTTCTACAAAATCAATTACAATTAGCAACACTAGCTAAGGATGAATTAGCTAAAAAAGGTCAGCTCGTGACTGAGAGTGATCTACAATTTTTAACTGCTAATTCAAGCGCTATTGATATACCAAAAGCTCAAGATTTTGCAAACTTTGGCTCGAGAGGTGCAGGTCCAGTTAACACTGAAATGCTAAAACTTTTACAAGTGACAGAGCAAGTTGCTGCTATACTAGGGATGCAACCACATGAAATGATGGGAGTCGATAAAGTAGATTACGACTATCAAAAGGCACAATATAATCAAGATTTAATGGAGAGGAGTCTGAAAGCTGACACAGGTCAGTTACCACCAGGCATGCAAGAGGTTCTTGATAAGATGGCTGAAAACACTAAGAAAGACTACGAGCAAGCTAAAAAATTTGACGAATTAATCAAAAAATCTTTATCAACTTTAACGGATTCTAAATCTGATGACCCTTTGATAAATTTAAATTTACAAATGGCAACTTTAATTAAAGATGGACTTAAGATTCAAGAAAAGTCTGAATTAGCAAAAGAGATTGGGTTAGAAGTTGCTAAAAATTTACCCACAGGAAGTGGCACAACTTCTGGAGATCCTCCTCCACCTGAATACATCCCACCTTCTGGTGAAGTAACCATAATTGGCTTAGATCAACTCACAACAAATTTGCAAACCACATCAACAAATCTAGAGACTTATACAAATTCAATATCGGAAATGACAAATACTATGTCAAGGTTACCAGAAGTGTTAAAAACAGAGTTGCAGTCTGTTGTTTTAGAGCACAACGTAACAGGATCTATTGATTTTAATTTTAATTCAGATGTCGTGAGAAACACATTAGGGCCCGTCATGTTCGAACAGTTAAAAAGAACCATAGCTGAGCCTATGATATTAGATTATTTAGCTAGAGCTTTAGGTCCCAGAATGGACGTAGAATAAAAATTTTTTATTTTTAATATAATAGTATATGAATTTTAATAATGTAAGCTTGTTATCCATATCAGAACAACAAAATAGTTTTGGTGGTGATTTAAGTTTTCATAAAATTAAAAATATATCTATAACTGGATATTTACTCGACCTACAAAATACTGATGGGGTAAAAAGTATTATTGAGCAAGCAAATGATATATTTGAAATTCCAGATGCTCTAGCTAGTGATGATAGTTCAATACTTAACGCAATACAGGGTATTGAAATTAATGGAGTCGATTATGGAGAAGGCTTTGTAACTTCTTTTTCTGTTGATGGAGATAGTATACAAACTGCAAATTATGAAGCAGAATTAGTTGTAAAAGAAGAGGGAGATTTAAAGGATATAATATTAGCGCAAAATCTATATCCAGAAACAGCAACAGGAACAAGTACACCTTTAGATAATAAATTAATTTTTAGTGATTCAAATTTAACAGATGAAGATTTAAAATATTTAGAAAATTTTGATGAAAATTTATCTTTCACTACAGATGCTAGTAACAAAGGATCTTTTACTCATCAAATTAATTGCACTTTTAAACACAGAGAATCGTTAATACCTTCAAGAAAAAATATATGGAGCAATAGTTCAATACAACAATCAAAACTTAAGAATTTAAAAAATAGAGGTAAAGGATCTTTAAAAGTTTTAGCTAATCAAGTTAGCTCGTATTCATTAAATTTAAATGCTGGAGATTATGTTCTACAGTTTGATTACTTGGGGCAAGATTCTCAATCTTGGGGTAGTGCTAGTGTTGATTTCGAAAATGAAAATTATAGTCTTGATAATGTTGCTGGTATTAAAAAAATAGAAGTTAACTTAACCACAAGTAAGACAGTTTCAATATCTTTAAACGCAAATTCAACAAATAATACTTTTTTTGATAATTTAAAATTATTTAAAAAAGATGAACTGCCGTTACAGAAGAGCAGGGAGTTAGCTAATTTTTTATTAGATAATAACCCTAACTACCCAGTAATACAAAGTAGTTACAACGATAAATATAAAAACTCTTCTAGTTTTGATAATTTTTCATATACAGAAAGTTTTGACGAAGTTAATCTTACTTACTCAAAATCTAGAACTATAGAAAATGATGCGCTGCAAAATGGCTCAGACATATCTTTGTCTCAAAATTACGCTGTTAATTATTTACCAGAAGGAGTTATAGAAATAACTGAAGTATCAAACTTACAACTTTTAAAAAATAAAACTGATAATAATTTAAAAAATTTCGCAACAAGTGTTGTTAATGGTTCGTATTCAAGATGTTTATCAAAATTAGAGGGGTATGAAGATTATTTTACCTATGGTTGCCCAACAAATACATCGACAGAAATAAATAAAAATAATTTACTTTCTACCCCGATATCAAAATCAATAACATATAATATAAATAAAGGGTTAGCAACCATCCAGGTTGTATACTCTAATCATAATAGTTTAAAATTTAATGGTGGACCTTATAATCATGAACACCAAGAGTCTATTTCTGAATTTGATGGTTATTATATAATTAATATATCAGGAGTAATTCAAGGAGAAGATGAAGCTTTAGAGAATAAAAATGCTTACGCTAAAAACGGTCTTGATGATGCAATTAGCGGACTAGCAACAAGAATATCAGAGATAAAAACAAATATAGGGATAAGCTCAACTTTTAGAGAATTATCGAGAACAATAGACGCTAATACTTCTATTGGTGAAATTTCCTATGACATAGAATATAGTGATAAAAAATCACTCGAAGGTTACACTGATGCTGATGGAAAAAAAATTGCAAAATCATACGAAATCTCAGTAGCAATAGATAATTCTAGTAGGATTTATAATAACTTTTCAGTAAATTGTAAAAATATCGCTCAATTACTAGGAAATTTGTTTTCACCAAAAACAATAACAGTTTCTATCGATTTAAATGGATACAAGAACGTTACTCAAATTGAACTATATAACGCAGCTAAGTCTATATTAACATCACAAAATTTATTATTTGACGATGAAAACTCAAACAACTTTTTAACTGAAGAGAATTATAATTTTTCAGAAAAACAAAAATCTTTATCTTACACAAGGGCATCTTTTGATTTAAGTTCTTGTCCTGTTCCAACAATAACAGCAACAGAGGGATTTGGTTTTTTAAACGATTTCAAACATCCACCTTTTACACCAACTCCTGAGACTATAACTTTTGAGCCTGAGATATTTGATATTTACCCAATTACAATTACATCAACCCCTGATTTTAATTTTAACTATACTCCTTACCAAGCTACGATAATACCTGAGGAGACACCAACAACAACTCAAACAGAAACGTTTACTCCATTTACCCAAACAACTTTTCCAACTGCCACCGAAACAGAAAACGTTAGTCAACCAGATCCTACTTCTACTCCCACGCTAAATTCGTATTTTTATAGAGCTTATATACCAGATAATTGGAATAATAATATTGCAAATTTAGCTCCAGGGGGTAATATAATATTAGGGTATAAATGTTTGGATGAAGGAGGTTCTTTAAATAATCCAAATTTCACTTTTATTAACCAAAGTTACGCGGAAGATTCATCCAATATTGTTAAAGATTGTTATAGGGGGATAGGTGATAATGGACAAGCTTTCGGGTCTTTTTTATTTGAAATGCCTCCAGAAATAACGCCAACACCATTAGTTGATCAATGTACTTTATACACAGCTACTATACCAGATTTTTGGGTTGGAGCAATTGGCGATTTAGTTTCTTCTTCAACCTCTTTTAATATTATTGGTGGTTATAAAAATTCAGCTGCTTTCTTATATTCTAATTTAAGTAGTTCTAGTGATTTAATAAAATTATCTGACAATAATAGCTCTCATCCTGATTTTAATTCAAGTAGCAAAGAAGTTTATGCTGGCCCTCTTATTATTGAAAGTTGTCAACCTATTTCAGTAGAAAGTTATGATGTCGTGGAATTAAACATTCCTTTATCTTCGTCAAAAAGTATAAAAGAATTAGTGATAGAAAATCAGAATGATTTAAACTGGAGCGCTGGTATATGTTTTGAAATAATTGGTTATAGGAGTTGTAATAATATTAAACGATACAACTCTTTTGTTAATCAACCCCCAACGACAACAGAAACTCCTAGAGAATTACAAAGTTTTAGCGTAGTTGATAATTGTAATGAATTATCTGGCAGGACACAGGTATTTTCTGTGTATTTAAGGAAGTATAGTTGTGGATCAACTTCAATAGAAAATTCAATAGGATAATGAGTGTTAATATATTTTATAATAGTGTAGACTTTTTCTCAAGCAAAGATATTCCAACACCTAGAGTTCGAAGAAGTTCAACAACCGTAGAGATGGGAGAAATTACTGGAGTACGAGAATTGCTTCTGCTGGAAGGAAGTATATACATAGAGTCTCCCCCAGCTGACTGCGATTATTTTTCAGAAATAACAAAAATAAGAGACGATCTTTTTAATTTTTTTTCACAAAAATATAAACCATTAATAATAAAGCAAGACGGGACTACAATTTTTGAAAAAGATTTTTGTGACATTAAAAATATTGTTTTTGAAAATTCTAATTATGTAAAAACTCTGCCTTATTCAATAGAAATTGAATGTTATGACGAAAAAATACATAATGAATTTTTTGAAGTTAAGGAAGCTGAAAACTCAACAAATATAAATAAAGATGATGAAGATTTTTATACAATTAGTAGAACTTTATCTGCGATAGGGGTAAGCACTCAGGACGGTCAGCTTCAAGGAAAAAACACCACTGAAAAGTCTAATGCTTTACAGAACGCTATTGATTTTGTAGATTCGTTAAAGGTTTTTGATCCAGTTTTACCTGAAGGTCAAGATGACTTGGCTCTGCAACTTATTTCTGAAAATGAAACTATTGATCGAATAAAAAACTTTTACCAAATTAACCAAGAATATCAAGCTCAAAAAAATGTTAACGATTCAACAAAGGGAGTTTTGAGATACACCGTCGATCAATCGAAAAGTTTTGGAGACATTAAAACAGTTCAAATGTCTGGAGAGCTTAACTTTGGTAAAAGTACAAGTTTTTCAGATGTGAGATCAAGGTTTAAACAAATTAATTTTTTGCAAGAAATAGAAAAAGTTATATCTATAGAAAAATTAAACAAGACACCTAAATCGCTAGAAATATCAGAAAATGATCCAGCAAGACAAATATCTTTTAAGGTTGTTTTTGATGATGATCAGAATTATGACCAATGCGGAGCGTCTGAAAAAGTTGATTTTTCAATAGACGAAGATGGAGAAAAAATTGTAGTAAATATTTCGGGTAGTATACAAGCTCTTGGACCTCAGGAAAAAAGATGGGATTTTGTAAAAGATAAATTTTATAATGCTTCATATGATAACGTATCCTATGAGAGCAGGGCTCATCAATTAGCTCAAGAGCAATTAAATATTTTTTATAATTCAAAAAGTTTAAATGGAACGCCAGAATCTTTTCAGGTGTCTGAAGATGAAAATAATAACATTATTCAATTTAATTACGTTTTTAATAACGAAGATAAACTTGATGATTTTAAAAATTTTGAATGTAACGTCAGTGTAAAAATGTCTTCAAATAGATACTCGATAGATTTGAACGCAGGAGGCGGGATGAATAGATACATAGCATCTAAAGCAGGTCAGACAGTGCCTGTTGTTTCTATTGGGGTGCAAGGTTCTTACAAAAACTTCACGGGCAACGAAGTTAATGATAGAGCTACAGCTCTTGATTTACTTAGAGGCAAAATAAATGAAAAATTTCAAGAAGTAGAATCAGAATTTTTTCCAAACCACAAATCAAGAGTTTCGTCTGATTCTGAAAACTATTTTAAAAACGAGAATATAGCTTCTATAAGCCAGACAAAAGAATATTATGATTATTTAGTGTGATGAGTTGTATAAATAAAAATTTAGATAGTTTATGTAATAAATTTGTATCCTTGAATATCAATTTAAGCCCAACAGGGGGACCCACCATAGACTGTGAATTAATTGGAGAACCAAATGGCAACCCTGTTGAGGTTGCTAGTGGCATAGTTAATGAATTAAATAATTTAGACTTACCTATACCACTTGGACCTTGGGTCGTTACATCTATAAAAACCGCAAAAAGTAGTAGTGGAATTGTAACTTCTGTGAGAGCTGTAGATTCTGTATGGCTAGACTATAATTCAAAGCTTCTTGGTGTTCAAGGATCTTCTGGTGGAGATGTTATCTTAGGAGAAGAGTACTTTCATATACAGGGTATACCTGTTGGGAAAAATTTAGGAAGAGGAGAGATTATTATCAAAGGAGATTTGTTGAGACAGTATTATAGAAATTTTAATAATGGAACTAAATATATTAATGCTGATGGCAATATAGTTTCGCAGAGCAGTTTAAGCGCTAAGCAGTTTTTAGAAAGCTACTCTTACTCTTTGCCTAACCCATTTATAGAATTTGGAAGTTTTTATTATAAATTTGAAGATTTAATTAAAGAAACTAAAGTAAATAATGCATCTGGTATCTATGGTTTATATAATGAATCTGGATCTTTTTTTGATGTCTTGAGTTCTATCGGGGCAAGTTTTGGAAAATTATTTGTAGCTAATTCAATGTATGGAGCAACTTTTGTAGATTTAGCTTCTAATATTGGAAAACTAGAAGTTTTAGAGAACGCTGGAATATCAGTGCCAGAATCAGCCGTTAACTCAGCTAAAGAAATTGATTTTGCTTCTGGTTATACAATAGAAGCTACAAGAATCAATAAGATGCCAGGGAGGTATAAAAACCAGTCTGACTTGGATGATGACATTGACTCAGATGATGGAAGGGCGATTTCTGATACGAATAGAAATGGATCCAAGTTTTTGCTCGGTAGAACAATATACTAATAGTCAAGGGTCTAGCAGGGGAGGTATCGTAGACGCTTCGAAAATTTACAGAAGAGATAAGCAATACGATGAGTATGAATGGAAAAAATCTGATTTAGCTTGGGCTATATTTAAACAAACTAACTTGGGTAAAGAATATTGCGCAGCTGCAAATATAAAGAAAAGAGTGCTAGATGAT